ACGTGATTGTTGAAGTGACCGGATTCTTGTCCTTGTCGTAGTGGACCACATCACGATGTTCGGTGTACTTATAGTCGAACATACTGCTGTCAGGATTGCCATTGGACAAGGACAGCATGTCGTTGATTACCCACTTCGCTTCCTTGAAGCAGTTGGATAACCTTTCAAACACCGATTTCGGGTTGTGCCGTATAGAAACTTTAAGCTCGAATACACGGCAGACTTGTGTCTGCCGTCTGGCCTTCGTTGCGGACATGCTCGCCCGTATCTTGGCCTTTGTATCTTCACTTCTTACCAGTTCCATAACAAGATTCTTGACTTCAAATAAAGTTTATAACTATCCAACTCAAATATAATAAGTTTTAGATGGTCTAATATGTAATTTATTTCTTACATTCACAATCGGCGGGTCTTACCCACGCCCTAAAGGGCGTGAGCTTGCGACCGCCTCTTTGTCAATCGTTCCACCCAACTGCTTGAACAGACGGTTCATCTTGGCAAACGCTTCGTCATCATAGGCAAACTTGTGTCCTTTCTTTTCTAGGTCTGCAAGGTCGTCATCAATGAACTTCTTGCAGGAATAAAGGTCAAAGCAATGGGCAAACGCCCCGATTCCATCCTCGTCAACGGCTTCCCATACGACGCAGTGTTCGGGCTGAAAATAGCCCCCGCATTCAATGAACACGCCCCTATACAGATAGCGGATTCCAACTTCGGAGCGACCTGTTTTCTTGTGCGGTAATCTGTGTGCCCGATACATAAACTAATCCGCAACTTTATTGTCAATAAAATTGGCAATACCTAGTAACTTATCTTTTTCACCATTAATGGCAAAACACCTAATATCCATAGACAACCTCTTCAAAAAAGCCACATATTTCCTAGACGGGAACGTCAACTCTTTCAAAGGAATGCGAGACAATTCGGCTTCGCGCTTTAAACGGATTTCTTCTGCCTTGGCGTGGGCAATCAACTGTTTCAACTGTTCTGCGTGTTTGTGTGCATCTTCAGCATTCTTGTAATTAACTTCACTGATACAACCCGTAGAACAACTGCCGCACATTTTCGGAAATCCCCGATGATGCTCACTGTAATGAAGTTCTTTACCACAAGAACACCTCACAGGGTATGGCAAGCCATACAGCAACGCAAAGGCTTCTTCCGAACGATTGGGATGTTCCTTAAAAACGTGTTCTTCAAAATCCCTTTTAGGAATCGGTGCTTTACATAACGGACAATGATAAGACGTGCGAGTATATTTCATCCCGCTCGTCTTTGTTCGGGAAATATACTGTTCCAAAGGTTCTGTAATATACTGAATCTGCATCAAGGCTATCCTCGGTTTAGGGTGGTTGGTTGTCTTTACGTCTTAAATATAACAAAATACCTATTGGTTGTCAAGAGGTATTCTAAAGATTTTTAATTTTTTGTTATTTCCCGTGGGCTTCCTTGAAATCCTTGAAAACCGTTGGCAGTTTAACACGCACCCGTTCCAACAAGTCTTCGTGGAGTTTCGCAATTTCACGCAGGGAGTCATATTCCCATTTAGGGACTATCACTGTGTCGGCATCCCCGTGCGGGCTAATCGGATATCTCTTGTTTCTGCTCAATTAACGGCTCCCTCTTCAAGTCCGTCCACATGGAAACCTACATATTTCCAGGTATTAGCGCATTCCATCGAGAAAGTCAAGTGGTTTTCGTCAGTCGGGACGAACACACCACAGTCAATAAACAGGACCATCAAGGAAAACAGTTGGTCGGGATAATTGGCAAGTGGCCCATGCAGACAGAAGTAGTCTGCGGTCACGTTTCCGTTCAACGCAACATAAGACGTGGCTAGGAACCTCATGGCGTTGTCCAAGGATATACGCAAGGAAGATTCGGTCGGGAACGCATCCTTAAACATAGGTGCATATTTCTTTGCCTTGTTGGCAATGTCTGTGGCATATTTTATGTCGGCTGACTTTGGAGTCACTTTAGAAACGGTTTTCTTAGACATTTGGTAATTCCTGTATTGAAAAAAATGGAAGCACCCCCCGTCAAGGATTAACTAATCGACAGAGAAACAACAACTTAGGGAAGTGCTTCCAATAGTTATATAGTCGCTAGGCATTATTCCAGCACCATCGCCTTTATGAAGTCATCAATATCTATATCATCACCAAGTCTATTCAATAAATCTTGGTTAGCCACTACAAACTTCTTCACGGCATTGATGTCCGATTGAGACAATTCCATTTTCGGGTTATCCACCAATATTTCGGGTTCGTCACCAATAGACATTGGTACCATATCCCTAGTTATAGGATGGTCGCCTCTGTCACACTGAATCTTGATACGGTTCGCATGGCCGGACTGCTTCCAAGCCCCACTGTCATCTACATAGATATTAACGGGCAATCCCGTTCTCTTCTTGCGCAAACAAGCCATCTCGAATATATCCGATTCTTGAATATGCGCATTTTGGCGAATCTTGATTTTTAAAGACATAAATTACTCCCTATACACATCTACAATATAACTAATTATCCACGGACTGTCAATAGCTATTATAGAAAATTCAAATTTTTCCGGACTTAAACACAGTAGCACGCCGCGAGCACGTTATCCTGTGCATCCCACTGTTCCTCGATGGCCACAATTACCTTCTTGTCATGCGTAAGGGCGCTCAATACCGTAGAACCCAAGGGAAGCTCATATGGCAACGTAACTATCTGCATGTCCGAAAACAGCTTGGATATGTCGTTACAGTTGTTCATCAAGTTTTCCATCGTAACCTGGTCAACGTTGCCGAATTGCCCGAAAGGCAGCACGACCTGTGTATCCTTCGGGAATACTCCCGTGACAAGCTGTTCCCATCCAACGTACCCTGCTATAGGGGCATGGCTGTATATCCTACGGAACGCCACCTGCACCTGCGTAGGTTTCTGTTTGTACATGTCAGAATAATATAGCACCTTATTCTCGGAGAAATCCACGAAAGCCGTCTTCGGAGACATGTTAGCAAGCACTATGGCCAACTGCCCTCGGGTCAAGAACAGGTTCAGAAGTGTCACAGGGACCTGCGGACCGTTGCTTATTCCCAAGCTGTTCAGAATAGTAGCCGCTTCAGCGGAATCCACAGATACAGGGTATGTATCAAACCAACTTCGTTGCCCAGAACGTATAGCCGTTATCTTTACAACAGTCTTATCTCCTGGGCGCATATATACTTCACTAGCCAATACTTCGTAATCGTCAGTGACATTATCTATCGTCATTGAAAATACGGGAGCGTCCGAATATGTTTCCACGGGTACAGTAAATTCCACGAACGTATACGCGGACAAGGCCTTGTGGCGAACCACTCCGTCAATTTTACCAAGACTGCATTCCAACATATTCCTAGTAATCCCTAAATCTTGAAATCCTTCAACCCATTAATTTCTGTAGCAAGCCACCGCCTATCGACTACCCCCAGCACTCCTCCGGGAGCAAGCCTATGCGGGGTATCTATTCCGCTGTAAATCAAGTCCCATTTCATGTAGGCGTCCCTAGAACCCATCCTATCGGGACGGTATTTGTTTCGCAGGGTAGCAACCTGTATAGAACCCATAACTGTCTGCGGGTCCATGCTGCTGTTGTTGGACAAGAATCTTTCAATACTTTTCAATTCTACCATGGAAATCAGCCTCCCGATGAAGTGTTTAACAGCGCACCGTACATATTCTTGACATCTATGGATACATCCATGGCTGTAGGATATATCTGGTCGCCGGAGCTACCGTCAACCACATAAGATTTTTCAGTAAGTCTCGCAGTTACAAGAACGCCGTTCACGCTCCTAGCTACGGATTCCCCCTCTACAAGAAGTTCCACAGGATGTCCCGCTGTAGCCCATTTAGTTACAAGACCCGAGTTCATGTTTGCCCCGAAGGCGTCGATGCTGTTCGCCAAGTCTACACCGAAAGAACCCAACGATGAAACCAGACCGTCATGCCTAATAGCCGCTATAGCTTGCCGTGTCTCGATATCCCTGGAAGTCAAGGCATAGTCACCGACTTCGTTACGCAAGTTGGCACTAAGCCTCTTTACCTGCAATGTAGCGTTCTGCATAGCAGATACCATCATTGCAGTACCTGCCGCATCTACCGGGTCGTCATTAAATAAAGCTCTCTCACCGCTGTTATTCGGTATATACGACATGACAGATATTCCGAGTTTATCCGACTTGTCCCGAAGCTGCTTCCATCCTTGCGACAAGAACTCCCTACGTATATTTTTCTTGTTCTGTATATAATCACGGTAATCCATGAAATACATAGTACCTTGCAAACCTATTGTGTAAGATAGCGAGTCGCTACCCCATGCAACACCCGGCAACGGCTTGGCCAACTTCTGCTGGGCATCATTCCCGCTGGCAATAGAACCAAGGCTTTGTACAAGAGAAAGAAACTTTTCCACAGCCCCTGTACTGTCCTTTTTATCATATGACGGGAAATTATGCTCGTCAAGAATAATCATACGGTCAGAATATATGAACAGTGGTCCATATCTATAACAATTACGGCGAGCATGCCTACGAAATTCAAGGGATTCTATATCTTTGTCTGCCATATATCACATCTCCATCTATGCGAACCATGGAACAGCATACGGGTTCTGCACTACTATAGGGGTGGTACCTGGATTTCTTGCAGCTTCCATAACGGTTTCACGCATAATTTGGTTTTGTGCAACCTGCTCCTTCCAATTTTCAACCATAGCAGTATCCCCTGTTCTAGCAGATGCACTTGTACGGGACATGTCCTCAATAGCGGATGCTTCCGATGGATTGGTAAGCCGCATGCGCTCCGTCCGTCTAAGTTGACGTAGATTTGTCCTATCTACATTCGCTCTAACAGACGTAGTATCCACGACTAGCGCCTTGTTGCCGTTTTTGGATTTTTCGGTAATGGCATTTTCCTTAGCCTGCTGTGCCTTATACTTGTTTTCCGCCTCAATCAGCCGAGGGTCCTTAGTCTTGGCCATCCCTGCATACATCTTGTCCAGGTTCTTCGTACCCGGCAGCATGTTAATAATTCCGTTAAGTCCCGCTACGACGTTCGCAAAACCCTCTATAAGCTGTGTTACTGTAAGCGGTATGAGTATCTTGGCCATGTCCATCAGCGCACCAGCCCCCGTACTTAGAATAGGTATCATCCTATCAAAGGACATGAAAGCGCTAGCTATCAATCCCCACGGACCAAGAAACTTGACAGCGGAACCTGCCAATGAACCGAGTTGCGTAGTTATGCCCCCTAATGCACTACCTATACCCGCTAAGTTTACCGCTCCGGCCTTGCTGCCAAGTACACCAACGGCAGGTGATGTTACAGTAGCCTGTGGAGGACGAGATACAGCAGGAGTCATGGGTCTTGTACCCTGTACGGGTGCCTTTTCGAACCTTGCATTGGCCGGAGGTGCATTCGGGGTAATAGCGGGAATTTCCGCCTGTACAGTTTTATCTTGCGGTCCTGTGGCTACGGGTGGCGTTCCCTTTAGGACTTCCTTGACGGTAGCTTCCGAAGCAGTATCGGCTATGGCCTTCTCGGATATTTCTGCACGGGTAAGTATTGGCACTTCTGCCTGTGATTCCCTAGACTTGTTGATAGCGCCCGCAATGCCGTTTAACGCCCCTTCAATATTAGGGACGGATACTGTAGCCTTGCCGGACAGAAATGATTTCTCAATGCTCGACCCGAGAGTTGCAAGGGCCTTTACCTGCTGCTCCCTATCTGCAAACAACTTAGATGCGGAACCGGGGTCGGATATTCCCGCCTTTCCTGCGGAAATAGCAAACCTCTCTTTGGTATCTTCAATGCGTGAGCCTTGCCTATCCTTAATGAATCTACCAAGGCCACTCATAATATATTTAGAAAACGGGTCCTGCGCCTTGGATTCAAGTCCTCCTACGGCTGATTCAAGCGTACGGTACTTGTCCGTCACGGCAAATTCGGCTTCCGCCATCTCCTTCTTGTGCGCCCTGTAGGCTTCCTGCTGCAACTTCAAGGTTTCTAGCTGTTCCTCTGTAACTTGAGGAACTACACGTTCAGCCATATCCATCATGCGCTTGTTTCGCTCACGTTCGATGGTATTCTCTGCCACCTTAGCCTGCAACAGGTTTCGGATAATCTGCTGTACGTCCTTGGATTCACCTGTCTTGCGTACAGCAAGATTGGCCGCCACCTGGTCCTCTATAGCCCCATGCAACTTTGATACAGCGGAAGCTACAAGATTCATGCCCGACACGGCTTTTCCCAATGTCGTAGCCACGGGAGAGTTCTCGGAAGCCCTATCCCGCTGATTCTTCAATCCTGCCATCAATTCCTGCAAAGTTGCCATATGCACATCCTACCGCTTAGTAGTCTTTTTCTTTTCCTTTTCCAACATGTCTTCCCTAGCCCGCAGGAAATCTTCGACTTCGGCTACGGACTTGTCCATGTCCACATCAAAGCCTAAAATTAACCTTATATCTGCTAGTCGCTGCCTTGTCAAGAAACGGCGTATATTGAGTGACCTCCAGGGCACTCAACGCTACACTGTACTTCTTCTTGCACTTGGGACATTCAAACTCGGCTTCCGTATCGTCAAGGAAATATGCCTTGATAGCTTCAAGCATCACGTTCAATACACCGAAATCGTCAATTTCAAGGACCTTCTCGCGAATATTTTCAGCCGTCCCGTCAACCTTGAGAATATACGGAGTAACCAGGTCCACAAACGTGGCAGGGTTCAACTCCGAGATATCCGTATTGCGGGACATGCCAAGCTTGCTAACCATATCATCCCACGCCTCTACGGACGGATAACCAAGTTCCCATACATGTTTCCCGTCGTCAATCGTAAGAGGATACGGGTCATCGTCAGTAAGACTCGGAACAGGCGGGAAATCCTGCATGGTGATGGAGCGCTTGTGCTTGTCCTTGCAATGCGGGCAGGTCAGTTCAAGTGTCCACGACTGCTTTGGATAGGCATGGAACGATAGCATGGCTAACAAGTACCGTACGTCTACGGGAACAAGGGCGCTGGCGTCAATCTCGTCACCTACCAGAATCTGCAACAGCTTTGTGATGTCTTTAAGCGTAGGGTTCTTGCCCAAGTCTATAGCCTGCTGCAAGCTCATGGCCTTCATGTTGAAGTGCTTGAACTTATAGGGCTTGAAATTGGACGGAAGCGATTTTACAGGTATGAGCATTATTGTCTCCTCGGTTGTAGTTCGATTGCCCGCAAGGTGAGCTTTACACTAAGTATCTCCGCATCCTTATAGTTCACAGAATCGGGCGGTACGTAGTTGGAAAGGTAGCACTGCAACTGCACGGGGTTGTCCTTGTGGCCCCATGTCACTATGACGGGATATCTCAAGTCTATATAGCCCGGATGCACAGTTAACGTGTAAAGAGTCCGTAGCAAGAGTTCCTGCCTGTTGGACACATGAGCACTTACGGTTATTTCCTGTGTCTTTAGCTGCCCTCCGTCCATAATGAACGGACGCAGGCCATCCACGTCCGAGATGGTCAGCTTGTCCAAGTCCTCGAAGGCAGGCTTCGGAAACGAGCATTCCACATCGAAGTGGGACGTATCCAGGTACGTAGTGTCTATCGCCGAACGTATCGTCAGACCTTTTCTTTCATCAAATGCCATGCTTGAAATATAGATATTTTCTAAGAAATTCGGACAAACCAGCTGCCTATAAACATATAGGGAGCCAACAAAAAATCCCGCCTGCACTAGACAGACGGGATACGAGGGGACACAATAAAAGAGCTTAGGTAGTTTCTCCGCTGTGGGTCCATCCATGCGCCTTGAGTTCAAGCTGCACGGAACCGATTTCAGCATCGGTAGACGTGTAGTTAGGGGACTGCACGGTGACTATCTGCACACCTTCGAGATAGTAAATAAGCGTCGGGGCAACTTCACCATCCGTGGTAGAATTACCGAGAGCTTCCAAGCGGATACCGCTGAACGTATAGGCCGACTTCTCGTTGATGTTACGGTGGTTAAAATAGCCCGCAGTCTTGTTGGCCGCCGCCATGAGCGCCTTGAAAACACGGTGGTCCATGTTTTCGTAGACATCCAACGGCAAGGATTCAATGTAACGGTCCTGCCAAGCAGCCTGCGATATGTGAATACCCTTTATTTCAGCCTCGGCATATTCTATGGACGCTTCGAACTGGAAGTCCGAATGGCAGGCGAAGGACAACTGCTGAATCACAGACGGGTGTCCATCGGACTGGTCATCTAGAAGCTGCCGAAACTCGGGGCTGTCCTCTAGATGGATACGCCAGTTGGTCGAAACCATGTAGTTGTATTCCTTGAAATCCTTACCGAGCATTTCGCCAATCTTGATGTTCTGTGGCATAGACTAGCCCTCCTCTGCGAGACTGACCGCAAGGGTCTGCGTCTGACTGTAAGCCGTGATATAGACATCCACGAAATCTGCGACACCCTTGAAACGGACACTGTAATCAAAACGAAGCACCTTGTCGCCGATAACGTTCTTGTCGGCGTTGGGGATACCTTCCTCGATATAGTTACGGTCGATGAAGTAACGGTTCAAGTCCTTCAAGACTTTCAAGCCACGGTTCACTGTGGACTGGTCGTTATATTCGGCCACGAATGACTTCATGGCGTCATAGATTGCGAACTTAATCCACAAGAACGAGATGATGCAGTGAATGTCCGACAAGGACGTTTCGGTAATCTGCGACGTACATTCCTTCCAAAGGAAGAAACCGCCATCTTCGATAACCGGGTTAATCTTGTACTGCGTAGCGAGCACGCTGCGTTCCGGGCCACTGAACTGCTGTGACAGAGCCGTGCATGCAATCTGACCGTAGTTAGGACCGAACGGAGGACGAGCCTCGATACCTTCGTTGTAATGACTGTTGAGCAAGTCGGCCACGAGACATGCCATGGTGACGGCTGTACGCTTGCCTGCAAGAGTGCGATAAGCATACTGGCAGTAGTCCGCAATGAAGCGGTTTCCATGACGACCCGTAAGATTTCCGAACACGTCCACGGAAGCGGGACGACCAATATTGGAGATACCGAACGTAGACTGGTTGGAAGCCGTAATGGCTGCAACGTAATCGGCGGGGTTCATCACGTCACCAAGGTTCGGCGTGGCAAGACAGCGCCATCCCGTGAGGTTATCCGTCAACAACACCTGCAATGCCTGCGAATAAGCATACGACTTGTTCTGAACCACGATATCGTTCGATTCGATATCATCGGCATCGTAGTAATGCAGCTTGTTCGTAATCGGGTCATTTTCATAGTCAAGCGTGTAGTCGTCGAACGTATCGCTAGACTTAGCCACGATATACTTAGAACTGTTAAGGACCGCATCGGCCTGCATGGTGAAATAGTTCGCATCGAAATCATCGAACGACAGACTAAGGATGTAAGTCTCCTTGCAGTAGGCGTTCCAATAGGATGCCCAGTAGGAGTTCTGCGGACCCAAGTACATGTACTCGTTACGGTTCGTGAGATACAACTGCGTGGTGATGCTGAACTTGGCAAAGTAGCCGTCAGTGGAGTTACCCGTAATGGTAACATTGCCGCACGGGAATCCATAGAACCCACGAGTCAGCCTACGGTATTCCGGGTCGCTCGGACTCTTTTCGGATACAGGGAGCGTCACGGATGCCGTCAATGTGATAGAAAGCTCGAAACAGTTGAGCATCTGACGTGAAAGGTTCCCATGTTCATCTTCCTTGCGGGCATCAAGGTAATAGCATCCCGGAGTAAGGGTGTCAATGCCACTTCCGTCACCGGGGTTATAAACCATACCCACGCCATCTGTCCAATCCTTGTCGATGACAGGTTCACCGTCGCTCGTACGTGCGGACAGGATTGCGTCGATGAAACGGTCAAACATTCCATTATAGTGGTGAACCGTATCACCTTCGGAATCTACTGTATCCGCTTTCAAGTCACTGTAATTGAACTCCGGCAAGGCAGCCACACGGCCATTGACGAATGCGGTAATATTGACCTTGCCAACACCAGGAACAGTGCTACCCGACCCGTTTTGAAGGTTATAGCCTTTCAAATACAGTTCGCCACTCTCATTGATGACGGAGGACACCGCCGGATTAAACGCAAGCTCGGCGGGAGTATCTTCATCAATGTGGTCATGACCCTCAAAGTCAAACACCTGCAACTGCAAGCACCTGCCTTCCTTGGCGTAGGCCGACTGCGTAGACGGCTTGCACATTCGTAATACAATGTTGGGCTTTTCATTGTTGGCTGCACTGACCTTGGACGAGCAATACGTGCCTTCACCCTTGAAGTACAGATAGACCGTGCTACTGTCTTCTGCGGGGGCTACAATGGCGTTAGCCTTGTCGGCAGTATTGAGTTTAAGCCCCTCGTTCTTATCGACAGTGAAGGACATGACACCGAACGGCTGTGCACCCGGACCCATTGTCGGCTTCTTGGCTCTAATAAGGACCTGCGGGACCTTGCGCTGGGCGAGCATGTAAGCTTCCATGGCAGCGAGACCATGACGTTCCATACTCGGTGAACCAAACACTTTCACATAGTCGTCGTCGCTAGTAATAAGGGTAGGCTTGCCGCACAGACCACGGTCGGACTCGATGGCGCCTGCCGAACGGAAACCGATGGCAGTTGCCGCACGCTGCGACTTGTCTATAAGGTAAACACCTAAACCTGCGGAATCGTTAATAGGCATCAGACATTCTCCTTCTTATTGAACAAATTCTTGGCTACGAGAGAATCCATCTCTACGGCCTTTTCGGGAGCACGGTTCATGGCGGATTCATGCATCCTGTCAAGCAATGCCATCTCGTCGGTAATGACAGCCGAGTGCTTTTCCTCAACCTTTTCCGGTGCATACTTACGGGTAAATCCTTCGGCCATTTCCGCACCCATATGCTTAGTGGCTACAGCCTTGGCTTCCTCGATACGGTTTTCCTGCAACAAGGATTTCACCAATACAGCGACTTTCTGCTTGTCGCTACCGACAAACGATTCGCCAAGATAGCCGTACTTACGTGCGTAAGACTCGCACGGCTCGGCCTTCTCCATGGCGTCACACCATTCATCGTCACTGCAAGTGTCGGCCTTAGAAAGCGTGTTGTCAATGACGTAGTTCACGGCATCAATAAGGAAGGAACGAAGCTGTTCAAGCTCGGCATCGGACGGGTAGTCTGGAACAGACACTACGAGGTCCCCCGTATCGTCGTCATAGCCCCCGTCCATGACTTCCATATCATAGCTCGGTGCAGGGAGATATTGCTGTGTAGGTTTCACAAGTTCGGAATTGCCCCGAACAACAAGCTTCCCGTCTTCCTTGGAAATAGTGACACCCGTACCGTCAAGGGCTTCATTGGCAAGTGCAATTACTGAATCAAGTTCAATAGGGAATCCGTCCATATCGACTTCATCGGCGTTTTCCTTCTTCTTGAAACTAGAACCCGTAGTCTTGTTTAACGAATCCATAAACTTGTCTGCGTCATCGACTTCCATGGCGGAACCGTCGTCATCGACGATATAGGTCTTGCCGTCCTTCTCGAACGACTTGACGCTGTTCTTCCCGTCACTGTAAACGGCTTCGGCCTTCATGGGGTCGAACTCTACGGATACATTGTACGTGGCATTGTAACCGTTAGAAATTGGTGTCATACGAACGGACTCGATGACAGGGGACGATGCCTTCAAGCTGTCCATAAGCTGTGTGACAGCGCCCGGTCCGCCCGTGACAGATTCGGTGAACGTAAAGCGACCACTCTTGTACTGGTCAAGGTGGAAAGCCTCACCGATAGAATGACCGAACGTGGACTTGATTCCTGCGTGCAGGTCTGCCCAAAATTTAGTCTTTGCATTTTCGGTAAAATTCATTTTAGGAATACTCCTTTAATTTTTGTTGCAACATTTTAAAAATAATAAAAATTCTGCGGAGCATTACCACAGAATTTTGGTTTAATGAACAAAGATTTATTTTATACAAAATAAATATAACAAATTACCTAGTAATATAACAAGATACCTAATAAATATAACAAAATACCTATAAAGTATCTGTCAATTTCGGTCAGCACTTCAAGGCTTCAAGAGACCACTGCTCGTCAAGGTCGGGATGCTCGCTGCGGAACTTCTTCAATGCCTTGTGTACTTCCCAGGCAAGGTTCAAGTTCTTCTCGGCGCACTCCTGCTTCAACGAATCATAGAGTTCTTTTGTTTTTTCACTTAACGTCATACATTGTTCCTTTCTGTATGCCGTGGCTGTCATGTACAATATAGCACCATGGCAACAAAATGAAAGTTGCCGAGGTATTCTCGGCAACTTGCAAGTTTCCTATGGAAAAACTATTAACCGATTGTATTTGGTTCTTCTTCAGTTTCTTGTCCCGAAAGTTCGGCTCCGCCTTCTTCACCTTCCTCGCCACCCTCGGGGCTGTATTCCCGTTCGACACGGTTAATTACAGAATCTTCGTCTTCTTCGGAGTCGGAATCACCCTCAACCGAACCGCCATTGTCATCATTTACAATCTGGGTAATGGCGTCCGCAAGAATACCGATGACATTCATGTTGTCTTCGTTCTTGTGGTAGGACAGGGCGTTCTTCAAGGTCTTGCAGGCCTCTCCGAAAGCATGGAACGATTCAACGGCATTCTTGACGGCTTCTTCTGTGTAGATAACTTCGTCGTCGAACTCGCCTGCAAGGGATGTATCCTTAACAAGCCTGTCACAACAATGAAGGACGGATTTAGTAAGGACTTCGAACTGCTTACCCAGCGGAATACGCTTCGCCACATAGGATTCGACCACGATACCCATGATGGCAAAGGTTTCCTCGACTTCAGCGAAGGTATCAGCAGATTCTAGCGCTTCATCTTCCAAACTAAAGAACAGGGAAGTAAAGGAGTTCCACAAGGAAGAAATCTTGTCCTTGAGAGTGGAAACAAGTTCCTTGAGCTTGTCAAGAAGACCTTCGGATACGAAGGATTCCTTACGAATCTTGTCGATATCTCCCTTGGAAAGCGTAGTGATTGTGGTCTTGATAGTGTCCTTCGGGGTGGACGCTTCCTTCACAATCTGTTCCACGAGGTCACGCAGTTCCTTAAATTCCTTCGGGTCGATGACAGCTTCTTCAATCTTCGGAGCAGTCATAAGCAGGGCATTCATGCGTTCAAGAACGGGTGTCAATTTTTCAACAGTGTCCTTGTTCTTGACACCGTGCGTTACGGACGTTACGGTCACAAGCTTGACGACATCATCTTCGGAGATGTCCCCGGCAGCGATGCTGTCCTTGATTGTCTTGGAATCCACTTCGATAGCACGGTCGGCATTATCTACCCACGATACAACAACTTTGTCGCCACGGGTGGCATAACGGCTGTCAATAACTGTCAGCAACTGTGTAACGTCTGGGATATTCTCGTAGTCGGAATAAAGAATCTTGAGGGCATCCTTCAAATGCTTCTCTACATCGGCGGCGGCCTTGACTTCGGGAGACTTGTTGAACGCAATGGCGTCCTTGATACCCTTGACTGACTGCTGCTTCAAGAACAGGACATGTTCGGAAAATTCATTGAGAGCCTTGATAGAAGCCTTCAAATCTTCCTTGCTCTTGGACAGGTCGGTTGCCTTGCTTTCCATGAGCTTGCGATGTTCTTCAAGTGCGTCTAGGATGTCACCGAGATTACGCATCTTGGAAAAATCCGTACGCTTGGACATGCCAGCACCGAAACTCGTGGCTTCGGAATTTTTGGATTCGTCGGCAGCATACAGGGCTTTCAAGATACGGGTGATTTCCTTGTCCAACGGGGTAAGAACAAGACCCCTCGTATTATCCAACCAATCCTTGTAAGGTCTATCGGGTTCCTCATCGGCTTCGGGGTGGAACTCCATATAATAACCAACAATTTCGTCGGCTTCTTTTTGAGTGAAATCCCCATAATTCTTTGTGTCGGTAAAGTAATCTGCCCAACCCTCGCCATTACCGCCATTGTCAATGTCTAGTTGGACGCATTCCTTATACGCTTTATCAAACATATCAAGGTAATACTGCTTGTCCTTGATTTCGGCTTCTTCATTCTTCCGGGATTCAGCCTTACGACCAAACGGACGACGCTGTGCAGCGGGAGCTACACGGCTTTCAAACTTATGTGTTTTGATTTTCAAAGACATACTCTTCCCCTGTTTATGAACTCCCCACACGCTGAAGACGTGTGGGTTTCACACATCATAGGCTTGCAGGATTCCGGAGCTGCTACGCTATTGCATACCATATCTCCCTCGGCATAAATTCCGGTCGTTCCAACCGTATTGTTGTACATAATATACCTTATTCTTTCTGGCAATTCATCTCACCCACTAAAGATAGATGGGATTTCTTGCAGTTATCGTTAATTACATCTTGTTATACGCTGCCCTAACGGCATCCGCCAAAGCAACCATGTCCGCCTTTCGTTCATCCATAGCCTTTAACAGCTTACGCAAAGACGGTGTTCCCGGAACATTAGCATTCATATACTTGTTTGCTTCTTCTTCTGGGTCAAAATCACTTGCATAGTCTTCAAGTTCATTAGCAATTTCACCTATAGTGTCTTCAAAACTTTCCTGTTCGTCAAACACGATAGACATAATACAGTCACCATCCGTAGAATCCCAACCTTCGATTTCTATACAAATCTCACCGGGGCCATTATCGGAAGTATAGACCCGTGTAAACATAGTATTGGCACCGTCAAGTATGGCTTCAAGGAAATTGGTTATGGCGTCATAATCCTTGTAACTTTCATGAACGCCATTACTACGGAACTGTACACGCTGCGTAGCACTGGATACTTTGCCTTCAAACTTACGGGTATTGATTTTCAAAGTCATCGTAAATTCTCCTGTATTATTCCTATTTAATTTTCAAATACTCATTCGGGCGAACACTCAGGTTCTCTGCATACACATAATACGGCTGTGAAGCACCTTCCATAGTTGCGTCCACATACAGATAAGTTTCATCAAAAACTCTATCGCCCTCGCCCGTTTCCATATTGTAATGACCGTCATTTGCCATATCCTGTTCAACTTCGGCAGGGTCTAACAAAATAGCTGTCCACCCACGCTTGTCCGCAACAGCCACGGCTACTTCAAGAGCACCCTGGGCATTGTCGGCATCCACGTCCACATAGATGTCATTCGTGGTATAGCCACTGCCCGACCAAATACTAACTTCAGTCGGGTAAATCATTTCTTCGGATGGATAATAGGACACAACGCTATACGACTGTCCGTCTGCCACATTCACGGAATACGGATAGTCGCCATCAGGCATATACCCATTCTGCCCTTCAATATCACGGGTAGTGAACAGTTCGTTATCCACGAACAACTGCATAAGTTGGCGAGCCTTTCGGACAATTTCGGGGGATGCCTCGTAGTCTTCAATAATGATAGCGTCCTTTTCAGCATCGTAGCCCAAAGGCAATTCCTTGCCATCCACTACGATAAAAGACTGCTCGCCTTCAAGGACATTAAGAGCAGCATCCATCGGGTCTTCGGCTTCGGGATAAAGTTCCGACAGGTCATCGGACGTAAAATAAACTTTCTGGTCATCGGGTTCAAGCATAATCTCTGTTCCTTACTGTATTTAATAAACAATCAAGTACATGCCGTTGTCTTGCTGGTATGCATCAAGGTCCCCTGCGTCAATGGCTGCCTGTATGCATTCTTCCTTGAACTTGCTGTCATCCTTGTACTCGTCGTCCAACACTTCGTCATAGATTTCTTCGGCATCCTTCCAATCTGTATATTGGAACAAGTTATCGAAGAACTCGTCAGCACGTACAGTAATCTCACCGCCATCAAAGTAATAATTCCACAAGGCATCATGATAATCCTTGTCACCGCTCAAATAAGCAGCACTGTCGCAAAGACGCATGAACGTGTTGTAGTCGATGTTCATCTTGATTGTGTTGGAAGCTTCGCATTTCTTGGCTTCTGGCTTCTTGGATTCGTCGGAACCTACCGACCAAAAACCAAAGCTAGCCCCGTCACCCTCGGACGCACCGAAGAAGTAACCTTCGGGAGCAATACCATTGAGAGCGTCAATAAGCTCGTCCACGAGCATCGACTGCGTTTCTTCATCCAATTCATCCCATGACTGGATTTCAAGGATTTCGGGAAAGTCCTTCAAGAACTTGGAATGGGCTTCCTCGTCATATTTCAAGGTATCAAGGAATTTCGGAATAAGGTCCTGTGGCTTCAAGGTTCCATCGGACACAACCTTATCTTTCAAGGCTTCAACGCCTTCGGACTTCTTGTTATTAAACTTTTTGTCAGACATCTGTTTTCTCCTGTTTGAAACTTATTTTGCGTAATAATCCATGGCATTGTCATACGCTGCATATCTAGCCTTTTCACGGAAATCGGAAGTCGTAGCCTTGTCGCTAGACGATGCCCAATAGATATCAATAGGGTTGCCTACAATGTCTCCGCTAGGCTTTTCAACTTCACCGCCCATGACTACCGCAAACACTACACCAGCATCGTCCTTGTAGCCATCGACAATGCCCTGTGCATCCTTGATAGCGTCTTCATCGGAGTAGTAGATTTTGGATGCGGCCATGTCGTCCAAGCCTTCTTCTTCCCCGTCGGCATCAATGCGATACAGGTCAATGGTGAACACTTCCTTGTCGCCTTAGGCTTCGGACTTCTTGGATTCACTAGGCTGTTCCTGCCACAAATCGTATCCGTTAATAGTTTCCATAAAACTATTCCACTTTACAACCAACTTGTACGGAACACCGTCGTCTGTCATAGTATAAGTTGCAACACAAGTCTTTTCGCCATCAACGTATTCGTCTTCTTCAGACTTCCATTCCCATCCCCAACCGATAAGGTCTTGTTCGTCGTAGGATTCACCAACCATTGTGGCCATATAGGCACGGAAATCCTTAATAAAATCGGACTCTGCTGCTTCGGACTTCTTGGATTCTCCCTTGCTACGATAAGCATCTATAGCGCCAACCAACGGCTTGAGGTCTTCCTTGAAATCACGATTCTTGAGCTTAAACCAAGTCTTCACTTGCATAGGAGACAGCTTAGTAGCATGCGGATATTCGTCGTCCCATTCGAGGGTAGCATTGATTTCGCGAAGTAACGCATCCCACGCAAGAGAATGCGACTGCACGGATTTCATCTTACTACGGTCGTAAAGGTCACGTTCGTTCCTATAAGTCAGATATACCTTATCAAGTGCATCCTTTGTCAAGGCACCCTTGTCATCGCAAAAATAGCCGTCAAGCAGCTTGTAGGCATCCGCCACAGGTCCGCTGACTTTAGAATAGGCAGAATCCGCATCATAGTCTTCCCAGCTACGCTTGGCTACAGTACCATTGTAGTGCTTGTTCATGTCGTCACCATGATACTTGACCAAGTTATAGATGAAATCCCTAAATTCGGGAGCATTGCTCCTGTAGAGCCACTTCCCGTCTTCATCGAGCAGCTTATACTTACCCTTCCATGAAATCGAGCCGAGCATCTTCCCGTTGGAATAGATATCCGCCTTATTGTTCGGTCCGTCAAACTTGAACTCGAAGCCCATGCCGTCATACATATCGTTGTAGTCGTCCTGGAAGCGTTTCCACCAATCCGCAGTTGCGAAGTAGCGGGCTTCGTTCTTCACGGATTCCCCACGAAGTTCCGCATCGGTCACGTCCGAACTAACGGCAATCTTGTCAAGGCTATGGTCCATAATACGACGGTCGCCAATAGCGTCAAGGAACTGCTTCAGAACTTCGGGTTCCAAAGTAATGTGCTGTGCCTTCCCGGAACGCTTGTCCATGGCAAGAACGTAATTGTTGGCAAAGCTATGCGGGGCGGAAAGCCACATCTCTCCTGTATCCTTGTCGATGGTTGCCCAGCGCTTGTCGCTCTGTATGTCAAAAGTCTTGTCATCGGCCTTCGTCGGGTAGATTACCCAATCTTCGGCCTTGCGCATAGTGCCGAACTTACCGTCGAAGGAAACACCGAGGCTATCCCTTCTGAAGTTGGAAACGCTGTTTCCAGCTGCTTCGGACTGCTTGAATGATTCGATTCGTTTCTGCATGGAACTCTTGTTCATATAGGTATTTCCTCTTTATACAAAGTAAAAAAGATTGGAACTGCGGGCGGTGATGACATACTTATTGCCATCCTTGTCACGGAGCAGTGCACCGTTCATACCGTAAGTACCACGGCTGATTCCCACGGTTTCAACACCCTTTTTGCGTAGTTCTTTAGCTTCTTCATTAGAAATGGTAGTGATGTCTTCGGCTTCACCGTAACGCACCATGTCCTTGAGTTCCTTCTGCTTCAAAGTGAGACTTTCGGACTTCTTGCAGGATTCACTAGATTCATAATTGTTCACAAAGTCCGTGCCTTTTTTAATAAGGGCATTAAGACGATTGAAATACATCTTACGCTGCATTCCATCCGAAATATCGGTTATGGCAAACGGCATATATTCAATGTTACTCCGAATACCTTTTTCGTTTTCCATATAAAGTTCGGCTTCATACTGATATTCTTGGGTATTCTTTTGGAAATTGTCAATCGTTCCAACATAAACAGTAGCACCAGGAATCTTGCCGATTTCCTTGACATAATCGTGTATATAATCGCCATTGTTGTGAAGATTAGACTTAAAGCCCATTTCACCCAAACGAGTTTGGTATGCCCTAATACCCGCTTGTTTCCTAGATGTATCTTTCGGCATAATTGTGAACTTGCCTACTTTTGTATCTTCGGACTTCTTGGATTCTGGCACATAATAAGTAGTCGTATAATACATACCATCCACGATACATACGTAATCATCTGTAAGCGGCTTTTCACTGACAGCAGATTGTCCTGTAATAAAATTCATCACAAGCATCTTAGCCGTATCTACAACGTCATCCGTCAAGGCGTCATCATCATAAATAAGCAGAACGTTCTTGTCACGGTCATACCCTAAAGGTAATTCTTCATGACCTTCTGCCGTTTCCACTGAAACGAAGCTCTGTGTACCTTCAAGCACGTCAAGAATATCATCGTAGCTATCATACAAATCTTTTTCCGCAACTTCACTTACAAGATAGACCTTCGGTTGTGCATTCTTTATATTCGTACCAAGACCTTCCGTCTTCTTATCTTCGGGAACCTTACGCATCACAGCATTGTACCAACCTTCGGGGTCTTTCTTAATATCCTCAAAATCAGTACCTTCGTCAAACCATTCGCCATCTTCATCGCAAACATAAATGCTGCTCAATGTATTGTCAATAAACTCAACACCGAAGGTCAATAACTTTCCACCCTCTGTAGGAGCTTCAAACAAAATAGTTCTATGCGGAACCCCTTTAATATAATCACCGTATTCATCGTAATAAGAGAATGACTGGTCGGGGTCCATAGAGTCCAACAAAGCCTGTGCTCTGCTGACTTGTTCATCGGTAGCTTCACACTTCTTGGACTCCACCAGGGTATAACCAACTTCGGCAGCGTCTTCCACAGATGCGAACTTCCCCTTAAAGGATGCGCCCACGTAGACATTGTAGAAGCCCTTGTCGTCCACAAAATATCCACGGGAATTGATATCCCTACGAAGCTTAATCGGGTCGTCCTCGCACAATTCCGCATCGCCACGCTTGTCCAAGTCTATATGCGGTTCTAGACTTTCACTTGCCTTCTTGGCCACTTCGTCAAAGTAATCGAAAATCTCTGGAGCAGTTTCGTCAAAGTCCGTACTCTGAAATTCATAAGTACCCTTGATACCTACTCCCTTGTCGCCAGGATAGCGATACACGACATCAAAGGCTACAGGGTGCTTTCCCTCATAGTCGTCCACATAAATCTTCGCATAGACTCCATCATTGTCCTTGTAAGTAATCTTGATGCACTCGCATTCGTATTCATCGTCATAACCCTTGGACATATCGAACTTGTTCTTGTCCCATACAGCCACGAGGCTGTCATAGACTTCCTGCAAGTAATCGTCAGTGCTTCTACGTTCGTTTCTCATAGTATTTCCTTTATCCCCATCGGGTGAATTTAATTTGTTCATAGCCATACCTATACCTTTTGTTGAAAAACCTTGTTATACGACATACGGGAGGACATCGCCCGTAAAGTTGCCTGTCCACAATGACTCGTCACGCAGTTCAGCGTCGGCATACATAGCCAAGATATAGGCGTTATAGGAATAGGATTCGGGCTTTTCATCTTCGGACATAGAAGCGCTCCTTACGGTTAATACAGAAATAAAAATAATAAAAAATGTACGGAACAATTACATGCACGTACAAAAAAAGTGCTCCCGCCTTGCGACGGGGGCACTCATAGGTCTTAGCCTACAGGCAACAATTAGCCATTGCTTCCACTGCCACCGTTCGGGGTGGTAGTAAGGAAGACATTGACATCTGCCGGGGCTTCCGCATCCTTCGTAATGATGATACGCTGGACAAATTCGGAAACGACAGGTTCGATAGCCTTCCAAGAAGCGATAGCACGCTGAGTCTGGAACGGATTGTCTGCAACAGGCATGGTGTCCGTCAAGAAGACAGGCATATACGTTGCACACACAACCGGGGCTTCGAACGGGCTGTTGTCGCTGCTGTAAGCGGCGATAACTTCGTTCGGGGCGACGACGGCATTGCTACGGATAACCGTGATACCTTCGTTTTCGAGGGTACCGTACACGTGCGGACCGACAAGGTTCGTCTGCGGTGCAAGACGGAATCCAGGGAGGGATGCAATGTACTGTGCAGCGACATAGCCAGCAACGAGCTTGTTGGCATGACCTTTACCTGCACGGCTACCGATAGCAGCAGAAGCAGCCTGGATAGCATAGAGGAAGGACTGACGGTGTTCGAACTCGCTGATACCCGCAGTCTTGTTGAGGTTCCAAGTAATCGGCTTCCACTTGTTAGCGCTCATTCTGTAAGCGTTGAGAATCTTTTCGGATTCAGCCATGGCCATGTGGCCTGTGAGGTCGGCGAGAACTTCATCGGAAGCAGCCTTGCCGAAACGCTTATTGAACTGGAAGGACTTGAACGTGCCAAGGTTTTCCTTCAAGCCGATGATTTCAGCGGAGACAATCTTGCTGTCAAGGCTGTATTCGATGGCCGGGACATCCGGGGCCTTTTCGAAGTCCACGTCATAGGTCACGCCACCCTGGTATCCCTGCGGGATGGTGAGGACGATATCCGCACCGTCCTGTGCAGCGGTCACGGCAACCTTGCCGTAGAAGGTCGGCAACTGACCCGGACCAGCGCAGACACCGACGGAATCTTCAACATTGCCGCTAGCGTCAACGAGACGGACGTTAATCGGAACGTTCCAACGGAGATTGCCGATACCGTACTTGATACGGGCAGAACCATCGGCAGCGATGACGAACTGACGTTCGCTCATGTAGCTAGTCGGGGAAGCCTGCCAGCCCTTGAGAGCGTTGAAAGTGATAGCGTCAAAGTTCTTGGCTGCGAGGGTATCCGGGCTGAGAGGCGTGGTGCCATCGGTAGCCGGACGCGGACGAGAATCGTACCACTTCTTCCAAGCGCCTGCAAAGGTGGATTCACCGTCAAGCTTGCCATCGGCATCCATCCAACGGTCTTCCGGGAGAGTCGGGAGGCCGTTCTGAGCCGTCAGCGGATAGCCGTGGGTGAAGGTCTTCTTGAAGTAGATAAGACCCTGGGATTCTTCGAGGGTCTGCACGCTTGCCAACTGCGGAGCAATGGAAAGGGCATAGGTAGCAGAGATAAGGTCAAGAGCGACACGCGGGAGAACACCGAGGCTGGAAGCCGAGGAGTTTTCGTTCACGTAGGACTCGTAACGCTTGTAGTTGTCCATCTGCATACCGAGGTTATACATGGCATTCTTGGACAGGGTGCCCTTGAACGACGGGGACTTAGCAAGAGCTTCGAACTGCTTGCTGTAACGCGCTTCGTAGCTTTCCACGAGGCGGTTGTACTTCTGGTTAGACATTTCTTCAACGGAAGTCTTCATGTTGACTCCTCCTTGGGTTAGGCTTTCTTGCCAATTTTGGAACGGAACTTCGCACGTGCTTCAGCGATGGACTTCTTACGGTCGGCAAAAGCAGCACCCTTATTGGATTCTGCCTTCTTTTCGGCACGGCGTGCTTCAAGGCGCTTACGGAACTCGGACACACGAGCCTCGTTACGGGCGGGTGCATTCTTAGCCTTGGCGCGGGATTCGAGACGCTTGCGGAAAGCTTCACGGCGGGCAGCCTTGCGAGCTTCTTCAGCGCCTTCGCCCTCACTGCCTTCGACAGAAGCGGAACCAAGAACTTCTTCTTCTTCCACGTCTTCCTTGGAGTTGGTGAGGACTGCGACAGTCACGGAGTTTTCGTTTTCCGGGTCGGGGGAAACGACAACCTGGATGTCCTTTTCTTCATCGGCGAACACGACTTCGGTTTCCTTGGCGTCAAGCTTGACATCACCAATTTCAACGATGGAATCGTCTTCGCGGAGTTTCTTACGGAAATTAACCATAGTAATGGTCTCCTTGATAGGGTTAGTTTGTTTGTAAGTGCAGGCGTCTCTTCGAAAGCCGCCCTCCTATAAGGGAATCTGCATGTTTGTCATACAAGTATTGGCAGGGAAATGCCCTCCCTCTTAATTGGAGAATATAATAAAAAGTCACGGGCATTTCGACCATGACAGCATAAAAATGTCAGAAAATGTCAAATATAACAAGATACCTAGTGATATTTTATAGGTAATTTGTTATATAAGTTAGATAACCTGTTATATTTAATTTATGTGAAAGAGAATGGACATACAGAAAATGCCCCGAGCAATCGGGGCACTCTTAATAATTTCGGCATATTCGGGACTATTCTTCGTCTAGGAAGTCTATGATTCCTTCAAGGGAAGATTTCATAATACGTGCGGTGCAACGGAACGAATAGGCCGTGTAATAGTCACCCGTCCATTCGCCATTATCGTCCATTTCGCCTGCCATAACTTTTATGAGAAGTTCACTGCCGTCACGGGAATAGTCAGCGTAACCCGTGCAATCTTCGCACATGCCACGAATCATTTCCTTCATATAAAGCAAATCGTAGGACTTGCCTTCTTCGGGAATTTCAACCGAGAAGGAACCTCCATGTTCGTCTACATACACGTCATTGACGGTAAGCATAACGTTTTCAGCAATCACACGAATGATATCCGAAGCAGCCTCGGACTTCTTTTTAAGACTTTCAATCTTCTTCAGCATCGAACACTTTTTCATAATAGTACCTCCTTATGCAATCTCACCATCTTCGGTGAACTCATAACCATTTGCGTCGGCTTGTTCAGATGCTTCTTCATCCGACATCTCGTAGAAATAATCATAACCGTTGTCTTTGAACGTGCCATTGATATGCTTGAATACGCTGCGTGCAAAGTCTTCAAGTTCATTCAATAGTGCTACTTCAGACTCGGGCAAGCTTTCCAAATCTGCCACAGAATAGCCGCTGTCCGTTTCCAGTTCTATGCTGTCAGCCATAGAATACCCATACCTACGGTTTACAGGCAGCTTAATTTCTGAAATACCTGCATCCTCACATGCAGCCTTGATAGCTTTCTTATCCGAAAGCGGATTGATGCCCGACTTATTGAGAGGATAATAGGACAAGTCAACATTAAGAAGGTCATCCACTTTTAGGGTACCCGATGTGTTGAATCCGTCACCCTGCGTATAGGACAGTTGATATTCAATGTCCAAATCGGAATTAGGGAACAATTCGTTAAGGGCACTCACGCAATCCTCTTTGAACATTCCGTCGTCACTACGCCAATCAAGGAACATCTTTTTCACTTTTTCCTTGGCTTCGCCGGAAAGTTCGTCGTAGGTATATACATCGTAACTCTTGGTGACGGTACGCTTTTCGGAGGTGTTCCTAAAGCTTTCCTTTTTCTTCTGCATTGAACACGTCATTTTAGTTTCTCCTTTTTGCGTGTCGTTATATTTCAATTCGACATCGTAATTCCAGGAGTTTCCCTTAGCTACAGGATTACCTAGTGGCACAGCCGTAACAAGCATATCACCCTTGATACGGGGACTGCGGTCTGTAATGGACATAGACAAGCAAGTATCCGCCAACTCCTTCAACTCTTCGGAATTTTGGCCGAAATCGAAATTGTCACAAGCCACTGTAAAGTTTATGACAAATCTATCACGATAATCGTCATCTTCAATAGCCCCTGTAACGGCACCCGATTTTCTCGGCATCATACGTGTAGCACCTATGTACCATGAGTTAGACGTGTCCCTACGGATATCGTCAAATATATCGGCATGTTCGCCCCGATACCATTCATTTCGTTTCGTAACGCTTTCAATCTTCTTCTGCATAGAGCATTTATAGGTCATATTTTCCTACCTTTGCCGAACTACACGGCTTCTATTGTATAATCCTTGTAACCGTACGAGAACGAATACGATGTCAAGCAATCCTCAAAAGCGTCAAGGAACTTGTCAGCGTTCTCCTTCGTAAACTGACCATCCGCCAAAGACATGCTGACATCCATATCGGATACGAACTTGTTATCCGCTCCGTAGGAATAGTCAAAGTTGCGCCCAAGCGAAGCCATAAGATGACCACGGTCGTCAAGGACCACGCGGACTTCTGCAAAGAACGTGCAACTGTCGTCAGTCGTATAGCTGTCAATAAAGTCATAGAACTCTTCGGTATCCAACGGGGCATCGTCTCCATTTTCGGAGCGCCATTTTTCAATACCAGCTTCATAAGCACGGTCATATTCCTTCTTCACGGTTTCATCATCTACACCCTGTCCGACTACCCGGCCCAACGTAGTTTCCCACGATTTCTGAAGAGCACCTATATCCCAACGGGTCTCGCGTTCTTCAACACCGTCACCGATATTTTCCCATGCATCACCGCCCTGTGCGGAATTTACATCGTAGGATTCAAGAATTTCTATGGTGCGGTCCTTGATATAATTATTCCAGAAATCAACCGCACTAACGCTATCGGCCTCGTTCTTCTTAGATTCTTCCTGTTTATCCATATAAACAGTATAAACTGCATCAAGAGCACCCATAATAGCACGAGGATACCCCTTCACCTCGGCATCGGCCTTAACAGAACTCAAAGAAATGCCGGAATCCTCTACAGCCTTTTCTGCTTCCTGCTGTGACAGGCCGTAGTCCTTCAACCCATCCACGAGGTCATCGAATACGTCCCATACGGAACCATCGCTTTCGTTCTTCTTGAACGCTTCAATCTTCTTATGCATAGATGCCATAATGCAACCTCTCAAATTATTATTCGCCATCATGGACTCGTTCAACTTCGGTGTTAAATTCGTCAAACTTCCCGTTGTTGAATTGAGTAATGTAATAGCCAAGGTTATCATCAAACACGTTCTGTTCGTCCTCGTCCTCAAAGATATAGTAGCCGTTATCCCCTACAAACACGTCGTCGGGATAATTACCATTATCCCACATATCCACAATCTTCTCGGCAAGACGCAAAACCCTATCTTCATCTGGCTCATAGTTATCCGAGTTGGCAGAATCAGACCACGTAGCGTTGCAGTATTCATCAAACAAAGAGCGAACCTCAGAATCGCTCGGGTCGGGTTCTTCATCCCATCCATGGGCTTTCCAATCCTGCCAAGAATACCAATCATCAAAGTCCTGCGGATTGTATTTCTCGCCGTCCATTTCACCAATGTTGTCGGCTTCATCGTGTGTAATAAACGAATCCTTTGCCATAGGATTACGGCTATACCCCACATAACTGCGAACTTTCCACGTGCCATAACCATCCGGCATAACCGAAAGATTAGAAGCGAGTTCTGCAATCAAATCATCTCTTGAGAAAGTTTTCATATTCCTACCTCTATCTAAAATTATATTTGGTATACAGTTCTTCGACCAATTTCAAGGCTTCGTCCACAGATTGCGTTTCCTTGATTTCGCTGCCATTAGCCGCCTCGGCCACTGTAAATCCAAACGCTCCTACCATACAGCTAACTTCACCGTTTTCAGTGTAGGCATTATCAATTCCACCGGGAACGTCGCCCATATCGTTAATGTCGCCAAGGTAGTAGCCAAGTTCATAATCCTTGCCCTTCGTAGCGTCAACGACCTGCCCACCGAAAGCGTCACGCAGGGCACCCACGTCAAGGTAGCCGACAAGTTCAAGGGCTTCGGGCAGCACAGCCTTCTTGTATTCGTCAGCCATAACAGACTTTACCTTTTCGGCACCGGGATTGTCCTTAAAAGCGACCATAAGGTAGTTGCCTTCCACGGTGGCTTCGTCAACGTCCCAGGACATATCTTCTACGTCCCATGCTGCATCGGGTTCGACTTCTTCCTTACCCTTGAAAACGGCGAGTCCGTTAGCCCTGTAAAGCGACGGAAGTTCGTATTCAATGTCAGACTTCAAACTGTCTGGCAGGAACACAAGACCCTGTGTTTCTGTCTTCTTGCTTTCGTGTAGGTTAATACGTAATGCCATAACCTGCCCCCAAAATTACAAATAAGCGTCCAGCTTCGTAATGAAATTTTCAAACGCTGCTTCAATATTTGCTTTCTTTTTCAATATTTGTGCCTTAACCTCAGCAGGAGTGTCCAACGGCTCGGAGCCATTTTGAATATCACGAACAACGGACCACAACGAATAATTCCCATGTTCAGACAGACTGCTGCTAACCACACTGCTGGTATTAGCTAACATTTCAAAACTGTCCAACAGGGTTTCTTCAGATTCGTGTACCTTAATTTTCATCTTTGACATAATCAAGCCCTCCTAGCGATTACCGAGAATATAGCTAATCAATGAACCGTCGTTGTCGCCACCCGTCTCACGGACAGGCGCCTTGGCTTCCACTATCTTAAACGTCTGTACGGCAGGCTGTTCATGCTCGATAGCTTCATACGTAGCCCCTGCACGACGGCGTTCCTTCACATAATCTTCGTTCAACCCATGCTTGTTGGCGAACTTCAAATCGTGGATGGTATCCTCGGATATCTTCAAGTCTTCCCGCAGGCTCTCGACAAATTTTACAACGGACTGCTTCAAGTCGGCGGTCACTTCGGTAAATTCCTCGAATTTGTAAGTATCCGAAGTATCGTTGTCACAATTTGTCATGGATACGGAGGACTTTTCAAGACTTTCGACAACATAGGTGCTACCGTCAAGTTCGACAGGTGCCCCAAGTTCCTTAGCAAGGTAAAGTAAAGCTTCGGCCACACGTTCGTTCACGGTTTCTTCAATCTTTTCGTTCTTCTTGCTCTCGGAAATCATCTTCGGCTTTGCGTCCAGGAACCCAGGGTCCTGCACGAAGTCAAAGCGTTCAAGCTTGTAGGTCTTCGGGTCAAGGATATCGTTGCCGTCCTCGTCCTTACCTTCATAATCGCCATCGGCACGGGAACTGACATACATGGTCGTACCCGCACGAAGAATAGTGTATAGCGTCTTACCCATATCCGTATTATAGATGACCGATTCGGCAACGCCTGTCTTCCAGTCAATATTACGGGTAATGTGGGAGAACTTACCTTCGGCAATATCTTCGTCTGTAATTTCGGCTTCATGGCCGATACGACCAAACATCTGTCCGTTCTTTAGCTTACGCTGAACGTCCTCGTCCTTCCCGGCCACTTCCCACAATTCTTCCGTATACTTGCGATGGTTACGAGAAATGCCGCCAGGTACAAAATGCTGACCCTTCACGATAGCCAGGATAGTACCGCCGCTCTTTGCGACTTCGGACTGCGCCGACTCGTCCACGCGGGCGATATCGTCTATAAATTCACATTTAAATGGAATATAGTCTTCTGCGATTTGCATGATATTTCTGTCCTTTTGTAATTACACGGTCCTATCCAGGACATCGCGGCTTGTAGAATAGTAATACTTTTCGTCACCCTCGCCCCACCACAGACGTGCTACGGAATTTCCGTTGCGGTCCATGGCAAAACCAATCTTGTCAAGCGTAAGGTCATTGTTCAGTTTCAAGTATTCGTCAAAATCGGTGATTTCCGTACCACGAAGACTCTTGGCCTTGTTCACAAGCACAGCACGGGACGGGAACCGTCTGGTAATCCCCCATTTCTTAGGGGGCAAAGCTTCCTGCTTGTGAGACGGACGAACTACGGCGGTCGGGACTGCACCGAGCGATGCGGCAGAAGAACCACCGCAATCTTCCTTCATAGCTTTATGATAATCCGCACTGTTGTTGAATTTACGAACGATACCTGTATTCCCGTCAGAATATGCCAATCGGAACATATCTGCAACTACAGGTTCTACAACGTCATAAGCTGCGTCAAACCCTTCATCCGTGTAATCACCACCATTGATGATATCCACCGTCTCTTCACCAACGACAATATCCATGACATGCGAACCTGTCTTGGAAAAAATACTGTACATCGAAAGATACGCAGAATTTGAAGGACCCGGCTTTACATAAAAATAACGGCCTGCCGCATTATCTTCGCCATTTAGCATGAGACGACGGGCCACATCCTCCAAGTCATCAAACTGTTCCTTCAAGTCATCCCGTAATGACTCCGTAGCTTTAACAGCGGATTTCACCGGGGCTGTAACCTTTTCAAGGTCCCCGAGGTCCCCGTAAGTACGTGGAAGCAAGTCCGCGTAGCGAGCCTGCGCTTCGTCATGCGACTTGAACGACTCCACCTTCTTCTTACCAAAAACGTCAGTATAGCTGATTGTCCAATTAGGCATAAAAAAATCCCTTGTATCAATTCACAAGGGAAAAATAACTAATTATTTCGAAAATTGCACAGGTTGTATACGGTTTTCGGGAAGTTTACCATAATTTTCGCCGTAAATAAGCTTGGCTCCGATAATAGTACGTACGGCAAATCTAGTTTTGCAATCGACATTATCATGCTGCATCTTGTACAAGAGAATGCATTTGTCCAATGGCAATTCCTTATAGAGTGACAATATTCCCTTGTCCGCATGCTTAGGAATCATGGGATAATTAGGATTAGGAATGCCCTTGTACGCATCATCCCCATATATAGCCTTTTTAGCAATTAATGCCCTAAGAATACAACGAGGGGTGCTTTTCAAGGTCATGGCTGAATCCCTGTACATGCGCAAACATTCTTCTAATGTACAGCCTTGGTACATCTTGAATATTTCCTTTGGAACTCTCAATTTAATTGCCATTCGAACCTTCCTTGTAATATAAGGCTAAATATAACAAAATATCAACCAACAGGCAAGAGTGTAAACTAAAAATATACGTTGACGGGAACTACTTCATTATATATATTTACATCTGAAATTAGCATGTGCGTTTAACGCAATCCACACACAAGCTATAAAAATTTTAAATGCCCGAAAAATACTGGATTGCGTTTTAAGTATTCTTCGGGCATTTGTATTTCATATGCGAAAACAGTTGACAGCGAACAGGCCGATAGGCACATTGCGAACAGAATAAGTGGTACTTAGAACATACTAGGGACCTCGGATTCTAAAAGGATGCCATCCCCTAGCGTTAACCGCACTTGTTGCGGATGCCTGCAAAGACCTGCAACCCACAGGAACCAACAGGACAGCCTATCACGGGCGAACTGGCGGAAAACAAGCCGTGCAATGGAGCACGTTAGACCGCCGTACCACGGACGAGCCGACGTGCGACGTGTGGCAGCATACAGTGTTGAACATGGCGTGCACTACAAAAGAACAAGCCATCCAACTCTAAATTACGAGGAACGCCCTGCAAGCGTTCCAAATCCCGCCATTGTTCCTAAACGAACGACAGAATCACCAAGAAGCCCTGTTACAGGATGACCGAACAGGTTTTGCACAGCAAAGTAGGTGATTGCACATTACGTGCCGACATACCGAGCGACCGACGAAGTTCAGTCCAGATGTAGCTGCCTTCCCGTACAGGGGGACAGCTCTATCCCTCGCTCTCTCTAAAGTTTCGGTCCCTCGGCTTCCGAAAATAGCCAAAAATGAAGATTTAAAGCCATATAACTCATGAAATGATTAAATCATTGCTAGGTATGAGCTAACAGGCTACGATACGGACGTAAGATGTTGTGCAGACTTATGCCCCGCACAAAAGCTTCCGTACGTGCCACCCTGCTAAATATAACAAAATATCTAGGCACTGTCAACAGTATAAATCAATCTTTTTTCACTTCCACGAACGCCTGCTTGGGTACCAGGAAAGTCTCCCCGTTCGTGGCGGTGTATGTCTCGTACAGTCCCTTGTCGGTACTCTCGCCCGGAGACACCGTGAACGGAACATTGGAAAACGGGTCCAACGTACCGCCTACAAGGATTTCCACAGAATCCGACGGAACCGTAATGTCATAGAAATCGGACACCTTGGAATCACCATACACTACTACAAGGTCGGCAACGCTGCCGTCTTCTGCCACTGAACGGACATAGAACAGGATACTTTCCCAGTCCACGGGTTCGGCAGCCACGAATACGTCCCCCTGGTCATCTACAAGATTTTGCAAGACCCCTTCATCCAATGCAACAAGGATGAACGTAGGTATGTTCAAGTCCTTCGGGTTTCCGATGGAAATCCTGTACTTACCATTGGCCTGTAGCTGTAAATGCACTTCCCTCATGGATTCGGCGTCACGGTTGTTATTCAAGTGACTCTTGAAGTCCATGGAAGCCAACGGAACACCGTTCACGTTATACAGGTCCACGATAACCCTTTCCAATGGAGACAGGCGGATATCCGCGAACTCGCTTACGAAGTTCAAGAATATGCGGACGTTCCACGAATAGGAAAACAGGTTCCCTACACGGAACGATACAGGTTCCTCCGTACCGAGGTCCTGTATTATGGTAAAGCTCAGACCTATGGTATTGAAACCCCCGGCACTTACGGAATTGCGGTCGTCATATGCGAACTTCAGATTTACCGGGACATTGTGGAGATTCTGATATTCGGAGGCAAATGCTTCCGCAAAATCCTCAATCAAGTCCATCTTGTTAGAGACCAATACGCAACCCATACCGAACTCTGCCGATACGGTCTTCTTGTATCGCACGCTACCGTCGGGTCCAAACCCATCCTGCAAGTTTACAGGTCGGCGTACAAGGTTCTTCAGCGAATCCCTAGTCCAGAACAGATAAGTATATGGGTTGGAGCGGACGGTTTCCCTGTCCGTCATAGACTTGCGGGGCATTTCCTTGTTCGCTATGTCCTGGTCAAGCAACCTCTGCGGACCTTCTGCGTCTGCCCCGTATACCACCTTCATCGAGCGGTCAAAACCCTGCCGAGTAAAGAATCCTCGCATCTGGTTGAAATAAGCCTGTATGGCAATGGACTGAATCATGGGCGGTGTCCTCTAGAGATAAGTCTTGAACTGTGTAGGTGTCAAGTGCTGCCCCTGCAACGGACATACAGTGTTGCAGTTCAAGCCTAGGCTCATGCCGTCGCCAAGGTTAACTCTGTCTCCAGTCAAAGAAAGTATGCCCTTGGTCTCTACGGTAGTACCCGCAGGGGAATGCTCCACACGGAATCCATCATCGCCACCCGTAAACTCGAACTGTGTGCCGTCCTTCCTACCCTTGAGGATGGTCTTACCCAGACGGACGCAGTATTCCTCTTCCGTGTTCGTATCGAAAAGTTCCTTGGCTAGACCTAGGATATATGCTTCGCAGAGAGACCGTACTTCCACTATAACCTCGTCATCGACTTCATACGAGAATGACTGTGGGAGCAGGGGCTTGGCCCAAAAATTAAGGTGTGTCTCTTCCTGTGCGTTCATCGTGCACTGCACCTTGCAAAAAGAGCCGATTTCAAGAACCTTACACCGTAACGTGTAAGTCCGGGGACTTAAAGCCCTACGGAGAGCATTTGTACCTAGGTCGAAATTCATGACCTAAATATATATTATTTTCTCTAGGCAAGTTCTTCATTCCATCCGTGCCCGATGTCCCAATGGTCGGAATACACAAACAGGGTCTTTTCGGGTGGAAGTTCAAATTCATCCAAAATATCCTGCTTGGCTTCGGGGTACTGGTCTAGCCACTTGCCGTGCATAACACGAAAAGTCCCGTCTTCCAACCCGAACACTCTGCCACGGGGAACTAATGTGTAGTCAGAAATCATCGCATACTCACGGGGCAACTTTCCTCTGCGCTTCAATATGGGCCAATAGTTTTGGTGAACCCTGCGGCTCATATTAGCTCTCTGCTGGAAGAAACTGTTGGGCATGAACGGGGCTTCATCATAGTAGGAGTAGTCCACGCCAAAACACTTATAGGCCGGGGAATACCAAAAGATTCCGACCTTCGGATGCAAGTCGGTATCGTCCAGATTCTCTGCCATCATCTCCATGAACGCATTTTCCATAGGAGTTCCGTGCAAACGTATTTTTAGTTGAGCCATAACATAAACCGTAAGTTTACAGAATTAGCCAATTTCAATAATATTCTCAATGTCGTAGATACCGTCAACGGTATCAAGTGCTTCGCAGCAAACTTCGTCGATATCACTGCATTCCACGATTGCAGAATGGCGACCGCCAAATTCGTCAATGTATTCTACCTTGAACTTCTTCATGGGGCTATCCTCGGTTTGAAATGGTTGTTTATCTGTCCACCCTGTAAATATAACTAATTACCTAGTAGCTGTCAATAGGTTTTATTAAATAATTATACATTCTTTTTCAAGGGTACATACATTAAACCTGGCAGCATCTTCCCGATAATCTCTAGTTTTTCTGTAGTGACATCGTTTACGTTGAAGAACCAATCAAGACGGTCCTTGGCGGTTATCGCGTTCCTGCCATTGCAAGCACCGTTGGGAGACACGTTTTTATCCTTACCGGGCATCCTGCGCCATATATATTCCTCGATACTCTTCGTACCGTAATGATTGACCCTTGCGTTATCTAATATGACAGGTTCCGTAGTCTTTGTAGGCAACCCGAAGAATCCCTTAGAATTACGACAAACAGACCCAAAAAATCTAGGCGAATGCACGTCCATCTGCATCTCTGCATATCCTGTACGAACAAAACTTTTAACGTAGCTATTTTCATCCACCCTAGGATTGGAATATTTCACATCGACAGGAGCAGGTTCTTTAAACCTTTCCATTACAGGTCTTGGACTGTACCTAGTGCAACCGTTATCACCGTAATAGCGCCAATGCAACCGTACTACATGCGTACCTTCGTAATACGGATTCCCCAAAAATTCTACTATATCCCTTTTGTCCAGGACTACAAATTCATCTATGTCGAAGAATCCCATCCAACCATACAAGTCTCCAAATTCACGATATGCTTGCGTGTATGCCCCTACCTGGTAGCCTATGTCCCGTAGGCCTTCTTCCCCATATACGGGAATAACCGTAACATACGGCAACTTGTTCAATGAAGACATGGTGGCCGTCTCACAGGTATTATTGTCGTAGATATATATATGGGAAACGCCCAGTTTCCTGTAATATTCTACCCATTCCACTATATAGGCGTCCTCATTACGTGCAATGGCACACACGGCCACAGAATTATTACGGGAATCCGCAATAGGATTAGACCTATCACTAAACAAACCTGTAAATTCATGACGGAACCTAGGACAGAATCCCTTTACGTACATCCCATATGCAGTGCTCTCGGTTTCCATCTGTGCGATGGAATAGACCTCGTTTTCAAGGAACACAAGGCACAGGAACATTTCCACGGTATAGCGACCTCCCCACCATAGCATCAAGTCACGGGAAGACCTGTTCAGACCAAGACGTTCGAAAGCACGGGCAAGCGCAACCCCGTCAAACCCTTGGAAACTACCTATATACTGATAAGTGGGATTTGTACTCCATGACAAGTCCCGCAACAGGTATTCCTTGTTGATACGGTTACAGGCTATAGGACCTATTGCAGCATGTCCCGTAAACTCCGAGAACAATCCCCTGTACATTATGTAACACCAATACAGCACGTTCAACGGATGCACGGTTTCACGACCGCTATAACGGGTACAACTGTCCTTTAATCGGGAAACTCCCTTAAAATGCGTATAGTATATAAACTTTCCCGTGGACACGGCATATTCAACCGCTTCCATTATCGTATCATGTTCCCAGTTATCCTTACACGGTACAATCTTCAAATCCACGGAACATCCGTAAGATTCCATGATGGATACAAATTCAGACACGGGTGCAGGAACAGTATCACTCCTGCAAGCCAACCGAATATGGATTACAGACATCTTGCAGGGAACAGAAAAATAACGGAACATGTTGAGATGGAATATTTCACAAGCAGTCAATCTAGGTTCCGACCGCTCAACGTAAAGCCAATGTACGAAAAGTTCACCCCACCTATCACCCGTATAGGAACATTCTATATCCTGCAAGGATATCAGTCGTTTGAATAGTTCTGAATCTTCGGGGGTCCATATATAACGGGAGGACTTTATACTACCGCGAAGTATAGACCTACGCTGTTCGCTTATTGCTTGCAGAACCGCCACCCTGTTTTCCGTATGGTGCTGGGACTTTACCGAAACCAACGCCTGTACGGATACGGGTGCCGACTCCACCCTTGGGAGCCTGTGCTTGCCCAGTTCCTTGACAGCAGCAAGTATGTCACGTCGGCTAATCTTTCCCATGACTGAAAATCATCTCCATAGCACCGTACCCGCATAGAAATAGGTCTTTGGAATACCCGTATAGGCTTCCTTGCGCAAGTCCGTAATGTTCTCGGGGTCCTCGTCACGGTTAATCTCGATAAAGTTCTCCCAATACTTAGCACCCTCTGTTCCTTCGGAGTACATAGCAGGACCGTCAAGCTCTATTGGCTGCGACGGATATTTAGAGAACTTCAAGCGTTGACCTATGGCAATCTTGCAATAGGACACGAACAGGTTTTCAAGCTCATGTGGCAAACCCGCCAAATAGGCATTGTTCGAAGTCAAGGCTATCTCTACCTGTATAGTACGGGTACCGTTGAATATACGTGTCTGCGTATCTACAAACTCCGACAGCTTCCCCGTCTTACCGTCTATGGTCACAACTTGGTCCATAAGGATATCGGGAACGTAGTCGCCGCTCTCGATTGAATAATTGAACGTATTTGTTCTAGGGAACAACCTGTATTTACGATACCAATTTACGGCTTTCTTGTACATACGCGCAAGGGCACCGTCGGAAATCAGTTCCTCGGTCTCGATATTCAATTCTTCATCAATGACATCACGAAGATTCACAGCCATGGGCTACGGCCTCCCCGCACGCTCAACAGCGACATCACGTATGTGCTGCATAGCCTGCGCAAAATATGCCAACAATTCTATTTTCGTCGAATCCATAAATTCGGGACCCAATGTATCGAACACTACGTATTCCCGTACGCTTGCCGCATTGTCAACACCCTCAAGATACAGACGGACCTTGTAATCTATTTCCATTTCGGGACCGACAGTTACATAACCTGCCGTCTTGGAAACATACAGCAAGACGGGTTCTTCCGTAATGGACCTATACTGCAAGTTACCCGTATCGGTAGATGTATCCAGTTGATTGTACACCTGTACACGCTGCCAATGTTCAGTATCACCTATAGGATATACCTCTGTCCTCTCTATATCCTTGATACAGCGGTAGTACGTATAGTTATCCTCGTTGTCAAGATACCAAACAGTATCACCCACACGATAGGAGGCCCTTTTTTCAAACGGGGCGAACATGTAGTAAAGGTCTGCCAAAACAGCAATAACGTTGTACTGGACTTCCGATGAAGGCATGAACGTAAATTCGATGTCCAATGCAGCGACAGGGCTACCGGTCTCAACCCCGTCTATATCGGGCATGCTTGGCAAATAGCTTGTACACGGGAGTACGGCACCTTCGATAGCCGAAGGTTTCAATGCTTGCCTTTCCGGCCTGTCGGGGTCGGGCGCCCATGTGCAGGCAGCTACTGCTTCAACCGTGGCCATGCCACTGTCTACCTTACAGAGCGAAGCCCCCCTAATAGACAACTTTGCACCCGTAGCTACTGCACGGGCCAATGCAAGGCTTCCTTCATTTGTCAACATGTCATATTTATTCGGCATAGCTAAAATTCCTCCAAAGCAGCATCAATTTTCTTTTCGGCATCCGCCTGCGATAATCCGCCTACAGATACGGATGACACCATAACATCACTGTCGTAGATGTCGATGGCCACGCCCTTGTCATCTGCGGAAACGGCAGCGGAATATCCGGCAGGAAGGTTCCTGTTCGTATACTGCTTTAACGACTGTGCGTCCAGTTCGGTTGCTTCGTTATTTCTAAACTTATACATAGCAAAAATATACCTTTTTAGTTGGAATCTTCAAATACAAACTTCAACAGATAATCCGAACTGTTACCTTCAAGTACCATGCGCTCGTTGAACGGTACCACTAGGGTACCTATCAAACGGCTGTTCCTGTCCCACAGATAAATAAACCTTGGGACCCCGCCGCCTACCTTCAATGTACCCGACTCCCATGTAGAAGTCAACCACGGAACCTCGGGAGAAGTACAGCGTACTACGGCAGACTTGAAGTCCGCAGCACTGCCCACCCACGAACCTAGCAGCTTTACACCATCAAGCGCCGACCAATCCGCAAACGGCAATACCTCGTCCATAGTCCACGCAGGGTCTCCAAAGACGTACTGCCACTGAAGAGCCTGTGCGGAGACATTAACTGTACCCGTACCTATACGCACGGTAATTGCCGCAATACCCTTGCACAGATAGATATCCGGGGCGGAATGACCGCTACCTACTGTCGGCATTTGTGTAGCGTCAATGAAACCGTCGTCCGTATCCGTAGATTCGGGGTCGCCTAGACACCCTATCGTATAGCGGGAAGTCCAGCACCATCTGTAATGTCCTGCCTCCGTATCGGCATCGGAATCTACCTTGAACACGTTATTTTCACTAAACCTCAACCTTACGTATACTGCACGTTCGAACTGAAAATACCTGTATCCGTCCATAGGGGAATATCCCGTATATTCCGTCCAATCCGTGTCGGGACTATCCTCCGAAAGTTTTTCATAGGAATACAGTACGGTAGGATATGCGCTCCTTACTTCCAAGGAAGCCATGTCAAAATACTTGCCCGGATAGAGTTTCAATCCTATGGAGCCACCCCATGCACCCTTCAAGACTACAGGTTTGGATATACCCCTCACCCGTGCATGGCCTACGGTAGCCAAGCGTATACGCAATCTAAGGTAAATGTAGATAGGTACTTCATAGGACAGCAACTTTGTCAAGGCTAGGGAGAAGCTTGAGAAGGAATCATCGTCTATCCATTGATAGTTATCATCCAAGTCTACGGTGCAGTCAGCCGCAAGCCGTTTCATCAAATTGGCATCGGCTCTATAGTATCTGTTATTCACGGAATAATCATAGTCCGCTATATCCCTATCGGAGCCTACATGCTCGAACGAATAATACTTTTCCCATCTTCTCGGGGATGATGTCTCCCTGCATACCCACACGGTATCGGGGTCTTCCCCTTCACGGGAATACCTAATCCAGTCAGTGACATACCACGCTGTACCATAGCGGGGGTCATCCTGCCCACACACAGGTGGGAGTCCATCCGCCGTCCAAATCTTGTCAAATTTTACGGAACGAGCAATATCACGGACAGTAGCTATTTCCGTATAGATATCGTCTATGGGCGTAGAATTTCCCCACAGCCTGTATTTCACGGAGGGATAAACCCTTCTAAGATTCTCTATGTCGATACCGATGGCATTCAATGCAGCCTTGATACCGGGGAAAGTCTCCCTTGTCCTGTACAGGAGCGCCCACAGCAATACGCTATACTTGGCACCTATGGCATCCACAAGCGGATAAGGTATATCCACCAACTTGGCATACATACGGAACGCTTCTTCTCTAGCCGGATATGTCTTGCTGACAATAGCGTTGGATGCATTAGTACAAGGACGTATAATAGGATTCTGCAAGGCATCGTTGTAACTTTCGCTGTATACTTCTGTCCAATAAGGATTCTTATAATGCCCAGGCTTATACGAAGAATCTACAGCGCTGTCCGTAATAGGCGTATCGTTGCGCTGGAACAAGGAGACCATGCCTTCATTGATTACGGATACAAGGTCTCCCGTAGCATAGTCATAAAAATACTTACGGTCGTATATACCCCAATAATGGTGAACAGGGAATGCCCTCAACAAATCCATCTTGAACGTATATCCGCCTACATCAAGTGCTGCCCATAACGAAGTAAGTTCATATTCACCGTCGGGCAAGTCCATAGCCTCGACAGAATAGTATGTACCCTGCAACCAACAGGCATTGCTTACGCCACCCTCGAAATACAGGGATGTGGGGAGCAGGCTACCCTTGATTACCCTAGACGGGTCAGACGGGTCTGGATATTCCGTAACAGGGATATCTTCAAGGGCATAATAATCCGTACCGCAATAACTTACAAGATTACCCGCCGTGTACACATCCTGCGGGGAGAATTGCGGGCATAGCACATTCACACCGAGTATACGGGTTATACCCGCAACAGTCACTTCGGTACCTACGGGCAAACGAGGTCCAGACACGAATAGGCGACCTTCAATAACTATGACGCGGGCATCCCTATACTTCATGACGGCAAACTGACTTACAGCGGTGGGAGCATTAGCCTGCTGAAAGTTATACAGGGGAACACCCGCTTCATAGAGGGCTTCCAAGAACTGCGGTTCGATTACCTGCCTGTTCATGTCGGCAATAATCTTGTTGTCACGATTCCACGGAGTAATAACCTTCCTAAGAAGAGGGGGTTCCTCAATGGATACCCACGAACGCCAAATAACAGAAGAACTTCCACCCTCCAAAGATACCGTAAAATCCAAGGCATACAGGCCGGGAGTCTCGGGATTAGGATGGTTGACCGATACCCTGTCGGAAATATCTATAACCCTGTCGCCATAATATACTTCCACACGCGGGTACTCTATCACATAGTCCACGTAGGCATCGACTTTAAGAACATCCAAAGGTAGTTGAGATATATGCAACGTAGGCAAAACGTCCACAGGAACGGGTACGTCTATATATCCCGAAAGAAATTCACGCCAATACGACATCAACGTTTCATTATCTGCGGGCCTAAGTACCACGCCATCCGAGGAAGCCGATACAACTACATAATTCCGTACATACGAAGTATTTACAAAATATTCACTCACGACTACACCCCAGCATATTTCAAGTTCAAACTGGTCATAGGTTGCATATACGCAGTCAACTTACCGCTACGTACATCCCAACCAAACAAGAAATCTATGGACGAATACGGAGGCAACGTAACAGTATTCAACGATGTAACATCTCCTACGGTACTAATATCCCTGGATTCCCTAGAAATACCTAAAGCCTCCAACCATGCAGGTGACGACGTGGACTTGCGGACAGACGTATATTCCCTCATACCGAAAGACCATACGTTACTAACTGTGATATAGCCATCGGTAACGTTCCTCACGTTTATAATCTTCCCGATATCCTCTTCCGACGGAGGAAGCAACCTTACATACATAGTACCGTATCGGTTGGTACTACGGGTCTGCTTCAAGGGGTACAGCATTACCAGGTTCGATATGGAATACGCAGGGAACGGACGTGTATAGTCTTCTGGATAATTCTCCTTTGGAGATTCCATATAATCGTACACAAGTTCTCCATTGATAATATCCGAAAGTACAGGTACTTCCACTACAACACAGGCACCGTATTCATTGAAGCGGCGCTGCGTATCCGCATCGTAGGTATCCCCATAACGGAACAGCCCGGACACCCTGTACATTCCTTTAATATCGGAAAGGTCTGTTATATACGAATATTGCGACAAGTCATATATAGGGCTATTGGGCGTATATACACGGACAGGTTGAGTCAAATCCATCCCGGATACGTCCAACGTGGATACCTTGCCATCCTCTGCATAAAATTCACCGTTAGATTCCAAGTTTTCTGCAACTTCGCAATAACCCGTAGATAGGTTCCCCGTCACTGTCAGTTCCGATACTGTCACGCCATCGGGTAAGGACACCGTATCAGCCACCAGGCTTACTATTACGCCACCAACAAACTCAATGTCGGTAGACGCATCACCTATAGAAGGCATGTTAGCCTTCAACGGCACAGAATTTATAAGAAGGTAAAGTTCATCCCTATAATTTGTCGCATCCGAAGGCATCCCATTAAGTACACCAGGGACAAGTTCGGCGCTATCCCCTATAATCAGCCTACCGAATGAAGAATCGCAAATTCCACGTATAAGTTCAAACGTAGGCACCACATCGACGGAACCATCCGACCACTTTACTTCAACTAAACCCTTGTCGTCCTGTCCATCCACCGGGAAAAGCTCATACAGGGCCACCAAAAAAGCATGGAGGTCAAACTGCAACTCACGGAAAGTACGGGTAGACGTATTGGCATTAATCATCATGCAAATTCCAAAGTGTAGGTTACGGATTTCCCACTAGAAGTAACTTCGGTGACATAATTGACTATGAACTTGGAACAAGTATACTCTGGAAGATTGGTCAACTGTCCGAACTCTACGGATGTCGGAGTAGTAGCGGACGCACTATCGTAGATAAGCTTCATCGTACGGTATATCTTCCACTTCTTGTTATAGGTCTGATAGTAAATTTCCTTACCGATGTCACTTGGCGCAAACGATGTCAAGTACAATGTACCGTTAGCGGTCTGTGACGGTACATAGCCACCTGTCGGAAAAGCCAAAATTGCCGCAAAAAGATACTTGCTCCCGTCAAACGCTATAGGCACATAGGAAGAACTATTCGGGCTTGTCGCATACACCGCCACATTAGGCGGAACAGTAGATTCTTCAGCCACGCTAGAAAACATACGGGTACGACGGGTAACGAAATCCAAATAGTCCGTGTCACCCATGAACCGAATCATATCGGGTACCACAGTAGCTGCTACAAGCCCATCCATACTATCTACTTTACGGAATCCTATGTCCGCAGGTGTCAAGCTGTCGCCTCCTGCGTTCATCTTCCAAGAACCGTCCGTATCGTACTGAAGAAAACTTGCAGCATTGACCATGGCCGTCCCGTTCCTGTAGAATAACGAACGGACATACTTCGGTACGAACTTGCGTACACCAAGAACCATAATTTCATTGCATCGCAAATCATCTGAAACTACAAGCTGCGAAGCCTCTATGACTCGTGCCTTCAACAATCTGTCAATAGCCAAACGGTTGAACTGCATAGAATCGAAACTTACGTTTCCGCCAGTTACGGATACAGTTCCCTGCACAGAATTTATCTTGGCAGACGTAGCCGTAACCTGGTTAGCAATGCAGTTCTCAAGTACAGAGGATATAAGCTTCTTGCAGGATATCGAAACAACATTCCCGTCAACATCCGTAACACAAAGATTCCCGTTAGAATCTACAGACAGCTTTACCTGCGGACCCGAAGGCTGACCGCCGAGTATAACTTCCTCGAACTTACCATTCTTGTAGTTGTTGATTAACTCAAGAATAGTATTGACCGTTATAGTATATTCTCCCATCGTAAAAGTAACGGGATTCTTCCCGTTAAGAAGGGACTTCAATTTCAACAAAAGTTCTACGAAGTCGTCATTGGCAGACTTCATCACTTCAAGAGCCGTAGAACTGTCCACTACGCTTGACATACTCTATAGTCCCCCTATCTATGCAGGCATCAGTTCATGGAAATTAACAGTATTCTGCCCCGGACCCGCAAAGAACATATACGATACGCACTTGGCAGGAGGTATCTCACGTGTGAATAGCCTTACACCTGTAGCGTCATACACATGCAGTGTAACAGGATTACCCGGATAAGCAATCGCGGCAGAGCCATAACCACCGAAATTGCGGTTCACGAACATAGTTACAGCGTATAACTGTTTATCACCCCCAATCAAGTTGTCGGATGCCCAGTTGGCGCTAGGTGCCGACAAATGGATGGTAACTTCGGTAACGGGCTGTCCATTACCCACAGGTACCCCTAAAACAACAACACGTGGCATACCCATAAGGTCGGCATGGATATCCCCTGTATCCGGGAAACACACCGAACGTACGTCGTTGTCAAGGAATCTCAAGCAACTCTTCCATCCCGACGAATTGGCGTCAAACGGATTCTCCCCTACGGCATACCAGGAATTACCGATTAACTGTGATGCCGTCTGCCTTCCGTAATCACGCTCGTTTGTCCTGTACTTTATTTCAACCACAGTGGGATTTTTCAAGGACAGCCCCTTGATAAGGTCGTTACGTATCTTGGCAAGATTATCAACCTTATGTACACCGTTAGACAACGTTATGTCTACAGTCATGGGCGTATATGTATTGCATATCAAATCCCATTTAGTAACAAGCTCCGATACATCGCTCTGCGATTCGGCAAGGAGCTTCAAAGCGGCAGCAAAATCTACAATGGCATGTGGCACATTAATCATGGGCAGTCTACCTCGTTCCTAAAATTTCCTTGATGGTCACGTTAAGCTTGCTTGGAGGCACGTATGTAGCCGAAGGAAGCACAAGCTCTATACTGTCCTGCGTGTTATCCACGGAATCAAGACGAAGCTTGACATAGACAGCAGACAGGTTATATTTCTCGGTAAGCAAAGAATTGAGAGTGTCCGCTTCCAAAGTCTTTCCTACATTATAGCATATATATTCTTCAAGCGTATCCCGCACCTGCTGCTGCATAGTATACGGAGCGGTATATTGGATATCCACGGACACGCCCACCTGTCCTAACGGTTCCACGACTACAGACGTGAATCCCAGCTTTCCTGCAATGTTGAAATAACCCTTGATTTCGGATTCAAATATAGCCTGTGTCAACTGTTCATAGTCGTCAAACTTGTAACTTAGGTTATAGACAGTCCCCGTAGTATCCGAGTCATCAAGTTCAAAAGCCTCTTCACGAGTTACCCAAAACCTGTCCTCATTGTACAAGGACACGTCGCCCTCGCTACCGGGTTCAACAGTCTGCCCTCCATCACGAAGCGCCAACCACAGCTTGCGTGTACCCGAGTGATACACCACATCACCACGGTAATACAGACCATACTCATTCCAATACCTGCGGTTCTTCAGAACCAATCCCGAAAGTACAATAGTGGCATTGTCGTAAATATTGGCAGACGGATAATATCTTTGATATACATTGGCCACAGCGTCACCATTAGCCAACGTCATGAAGAATGCCCACCCGTTACGGGCAGAAGGTACACCCCTGTGATTGGCGCTTGAACAGATATAAACACTATCCTTGTAAACTACCATATCGCCTGGATTATACCTGTTATAGGAACTATAGAGATACCTAGTATAAAAAAGCATCTCCTTGGTCTTTACGACATCTTCCCTATCAAGCACTTCTTGCCACGACACACCATAAGTATTCTTGAATGCCGTGTAATCCTTATAACCCTTGCACAGGGACGACACGGTTTCCCACAGCGACCAGTTGTATTCCCTACGGGCATAACAGGATTTCACGAATGGAATCTTGTTCACTTCGGTAACAAGGTCCCGTTCGTCAGTAATCTTGCTAGCCGCAAAAAATTCCGCCACGGCCCTAGAACGTAACGAACTCGCAGTATCACCCATATTGATAGGTGACAAGAGCGGTACAGCATTCCCAGGTATTACAGTGATATCCCTGTTGAACTTCAACGTGGAATGGTCCACGGGGGCCAAACTTTCGCACTTTACATAGGTAATGATAACCTGCTGTATGCTTGCCTTGCCATCCCCTTTGTTATACCCCTTGCCAAAAATTTCACCGTCACCCAGGGTCAGCGTCATACCCCTAGGAGTATGCTGAACCAATATGGCATTGTCCACATCGGGCATTGCTAGAAGTTCATCCATTGACCACGCCAGGTTCGGGTATATGGCGTCAACGTCATTGTCCATTTCAATCTTTACTTCTACGGATTCGGACCATATAGACTTGTACGTTTCAGAAACATATACCGCTGCGAACACACCAGGTGTATAACCCTCGAAACCGCTGTCTATTATCTGCTGAACATAGTTGCCCGCACAATACAGAGCCTCATAGCTGTTACCTTGCTCCGAGCCTTCGACAGAACCCTTTTTGGAAATTTCGAACGCAACGATATTGGTCTTGGAACCGTCCTTCAATGAAATGGTACCTAGCGAACTCCAACGTGAATAAGGTCGTTCGGACGTAAAGCGCAACGGTATCGAAGCATTTATTTTCGGTGGGGTTATCGACTTGATACTATTGAGTAACAAGCCCTCGGTCAGTTTCAACAAGTACGCATCGTTACTGTAGAGAACGTCCATATTGAGCAGGTGTGATGCCGCCCTTGCCGTAACGGCGTCCAACCCGTACGTGAGCATCTGCACGAACGAACGGGCCTGCTGGCCGAACACTGCGGAATCCTTGTTTAGCGAAGTCGCCGAACGACCTAACCGCTCCTGCAACGAAAGACTGGACAAAGAAAAATGGTCATAAAATTGTTGCGCCATGCTAAAAACCTCTACGATATCCCGTCCACATCGAAAGTCTCATTACCAAAAGTCAGTTGCAAGTCCACTGTGAACCTGTCTTCCCCGACTCTAGAAATCACGTCAATGCTTATAATCTCGTCCTCACGGACTACCTGCGAGCGTATAAGTATCTCATGAATCTTAGACTGCACGGAATCTATTCCGTCGTAATCCGTATATTCACCTATAGCCTCTCCCAAATTAGGAACCTGCGGGTCCGTGTAACCCAAATCCCCGAACGACATTATAACGCACTTGCAGGCCTGCAAGCGTTCACGGCTGCCCGTAACAAGCAGTTCGTTAGTGCCGTCATAGTCATGATTGAAGTCCATGCATTAAATATATAAAAATATCGAAAAAACATATACCATGCATTTATAAGATTAAACTAGATATTACTGTCTATTGACATTCAGTAGATAATTAGTTATATTTATAAATACAATAAAACAGCCAAGATAGATGCCACCTTTTAAGGTGGCATGTGAATTGGCAATATTATCACTTGACAGAACGCTTGTATTATTATATATTTACACATAGGTATATATGAAAAGAAACGATTCCTGCATAACTTACAACGTAGAGATAGTATTCCCCGACGAGAACTGCCGTTCTCACTTTGTTGAATTGTTGCAACAAGCCCGCAGCGCATACAATGAATGCGCTAATATCATCTGCAAAAGCAATGTTCCTTTAGATATCAAGAGTGTACATAATGCAGTCTATTCATATCTCCGTAATAATTTCACGGGCTTGACTTCCAATGCCGTCGTAGCTATTTATAGAACGGCAATAGGTAGTATCCGCAGTATCAGGTCTAACGGGCATAAGGACGCTAGAATACCCGAAAAGACGCAACTGAGCCATAAACTAAATCGGTTTCTCTATAACCACCTAACTGCGGAAGGAATCATGCTGACTACGAACACCAAGCGTATCCGTAGCCACGTCACGTTCAAAACGTATCCACGTTTGCAGGAAATGTTTAAGAAATACGTTCCGGGAGACCCCACGATATTCATTAGGGATGGCAAGTTCTACATGTCCATCCCGTTCAAGGTTCCCGAAATTCCTTTACAGAACGAAACTTGTATAGGGGTGGACTTGGGTGAACGCAGGTTTGCCATTACTTCCGACGGAATCATGTTCAACGGCAAGGAATACAATGCCCGTAGGCGTAAGCTCCGTTATCTAAAGAGATGCTTGCAGAAGAAGGGTACCAAGTCTGCCCGTAAGCACAGATACGCGCTGTCCGGGAAAGAACGGAACCAATCCACGGATATGTGCCGCAGAATGGCCAATGCAATTATCGGAAGCACTGATTCAAGTATTCTAGTCCTCGAAGATTTGAGCGGAATCAAGCAGAAGACTTCCAAGACCAAAGAAGGGTTTAAGAAAAAGAACCACAACCGTAGGATGGCACAAGTACCGTTCTACAAGTTCAAGCAAATCTTGTCATACAAGGCACTGCTCGCCGGAAAGCGGGTAGAAACAGTTTCTCCGTTCATGACAAGCCATACCGACTGCACAACGGGCAAGAAGGACGGAACCCGCAGGAACCGCAGGTTCTATTGTTCCAACGGGACTGTCCTCGATGCCGACTGGAATGCAGCCATAAACATCGCTAGAAAGAGCAAACATCCTTTCTCGTTCAAGACGCCCCTAGACGGGGCATTGAGAACCTGGAAGGCAGGGTGCATGTCAACCACCCAATCGTATGTAAGCCTCCCTATGGAAACTGTGGGAGCCGTACAAGCTCACGCCCTTTAGGGCGTGCGTAGTTGACATGATAGAGGATTACACATGATTATACGTGAAATGGCGTTCGAGCGCAAAGAAATAATGGAAGAAGCCAAGGGACAGCTAATGCCGATGTTCAAGCATTGGATTCTTGTAAGATATGCCGCACAAAGAGAGCCAAATCATCCATGCATCGAACATTGGCAGGACGAACTTGTAGCTGCTCTGTGGAACGTCGGTATGATGGACTTGAAAAAGGGAAACAGCCGCGAAACGGTAAAGAAGGCAATCAACGAAATGTACTTTACCAAAATGCAGCTTCAGAACAAATCATTCGATAGACAAATAGCGAGGTTGTGCGAAAAAGAACATATCACGTTGGACATAAACGAATACGATGCTTCCTTCAAGAAAGAACTACCGAAACTCGTAGACGTGATGGCCTGTGGAAATTATGACCGTATTTGGCAATATGTAGATGAACTTGCAGGAAAATAATACACGGGGAGCCATCTAGATTTCGAAAGAACTCTTATTCGGGTATTTCCTTTCCAAATATTTCCTAGTGGTTCGGTCATCCTTTCCCATGGTGTCATTGAAACAAACCACGTGCCTTGTATCCGCCTCGGCATACACCTGCGGAGTAAACGTGGGCATCTCGTAATAACCCTTATGCGGGAACCTGTCACTGTGTACGGACAGCCCACTTATATTTTGAGCCATCATCAAGAGCATGTGGTTATAGTCACCGTCCCGTCGCCACTGACCCAAGCCCTTTGATATAGCGTCCCACTCGCTATCAAGGAACGATTTGCAAAATTCGGCATTGTATACCTGGAACAAGTGATGCCATGCATAATATGGAACGTCTGTGGCATAATGCGCAGACACTAGCCTATGCCCGTTAAGCAGAATCTTACGGAACTGATTGAAGTCCCCGTACGTATCCATCTTGGAATAGAAAGTCAACGGCTTTCCGTCTTGCTCGAAGAACGTATCATCCACCGGGGAGTTCACGTACATGTCGTCATTTGCAAGTATAAAATTACCCTTCAAGCCCAGTTCCTTTATAGCACACAATTCAATAGTGCTGCTATTGAAGCAGGGCCGATGCTTCTCGGGTATGAACTCGTCATGATAATGAACTACTATACGGGGGTCATCCCTGTTCAAGAAAGTAGGGAACTGCGAAGGCTGCATAAGCAGCAGGTGTACCTTTCCCAAAGACTTATAGTTCTGTTCGAGTGCCCGCCACCAATACTTGAACAGGCCATGGTCGGAATATCTCCGTCTGAACGGAATAAAAAAGAACTGCCTCGTCTTAGGGTTACGAGGATGAAGATTCTTGGCTTTAAGAAAAATTTCAAGCCATTCATCATCGTCACTACGGACGTAAGGCAGTAAAATATCCATGAAAATACCGTAGAACTAATCACAAATTTTCTTGCAACCGCCCTTGCCACTCACGTTTTCATTGGACGGGGTATTTCCGAACTCAATCTTGACCGTCTTTGTGCCTTGAGGGACCTTGATTACTACTTCATCGACTTTCTGGCTAGCCATTGGAAACCTCACGGTTCTTTCTATTACGACGTTTCGGCTTGGACGCGGATTCGGGGACATCCACAACTTCCTGCGGAACTGTAGCTTCTTCCACTGCGACAGGGACTTCTTCCTGCGGAATCTCTACGGGTTCTTCCACCACGGGTACTTCTGCCACGGCTTCTTCAACTACAGGAGCCACGACAGTTTCTACGGGAGCCTGTCCCTTTTCTTCAACCTGCGGGACAGAATTTTCCTGCGGTGCCACGGTATCCTGCACGGGCTTGGATACGGGCTGCTGGATTCCACGGCGCTTATCAATCAAGTTTCTTAGTGCTGTCAGTTTTTTGTTCATGATTAAATCCTTTTGAATTTTTAGGAGACAGACGGATTTCTATCTCCCGCATCCTTGCATCCATTAAAGATAAGTAATTTTTTTGCACTAAGGCACGTATGGCAAGGAAAATATTAGCCAATATCGACAGTGCCAATAGGATTGACAATATTATTATCGCCGTCTGCATCATTCACCTCGGACTTGAAATTGTTGGAGCTAGCTTGTAACAGGATATCTATCTGCGACTGCATGTCCTGCAAAACGGTTTCCAAGGAAGAAACATGGTCCTTTGCATTAGAAGCCATGAACCGTGCCTTGGTGCTTACCTCCCGTAGGGACTTAACCAACTTCTCCAGTCTCTGAAACTGCTCGGAAGCCCGTCGTACGACTATGATAGTATACACAGACAAGCCTAACAGGGTCATGAATATAGCGCACACTATCAATGTCTGTAACAGCATAGTAGGCCCTCCGATGCTTCTGAACACACAGTCGCCCAGGTGTCCATTGACTATATAGACGGACAGCAAAAAACTGTCTTAACTCGTCACTTGTCTTCCTTTTCTATCTTGCCACGGATATACGCCAAGTCGTTAGACATCCTGTCTATTCTGTCGTAGATACGGGCTAGTTCCCCGGCCCTGTCCTTGTCGGCTTCCTTCAGTCCCTTCTCAAGCTGTTCGATACGCTTAGAATGGTCTTTTATTATGAAGGCCGTCCATGCCAGACATATCGTGGCAGGAACTCCTATGATGCTTGATAAACCTGTAAGTATCTCCAAAGCCTTCTCCATGATTCGTTCTCCGAACAATATAACAAAACCTAAATACAAGTTAACGTTAATTTTAATTTACACACAACGAAGGGCGTTCCTATACGAAAGGACACGCCCTGCATACTCTTCACGGCCAACTTCCCTAAACCCACGGTCCCCGTCTTCGACATAGAAACGCTCACAGGCTATCTCGTTACCTTCGGGGTCAACAACCTTCAGCACATGCACGGTATCGAAACAACCTACTTCGGCATTCACGGAATCAAACTGACGTGCATAGACCTTATAGGGCTTTACACTTGGATAATACGGGAATGTGATAGGTCCGACAATTTCATCTACAATCTGTGAGGCAAGTCCGCTGTTCCAAGTAGTCTCCGTACCGTCGTCTTCAACTTCGACCAATACAGTCCTGTCTAAATCGTTATACTCAACCGAGCCATCGGGCTTGATTTCCTTGAATACGGACGAAGCTCTGTTATGCTGGTAGTGACCAGGTTCTCCCCAGGGACTAGATACATTATTCCATTCATCGTCCGTATCATTGATAGGCGTAAGGGGACGACCGTCAATCAACCTGTTCAAGATTGCTTTCGTGCAACCGATAGAAAATCCGCTGTGCCCATCCTCCATAAGCGAACGAAAAGCCTTCAATGCCGACTTGTAACAGGAAGAACCATAAACGTCTTCTTTCTTAGAAGCTATCTGTACTTCACGCTCCGCCCAATCGGACAAGGATTCGTTCAGACGACGCCTGGGATGTTCCTTTAAATAGATTAGCTTGGACAGTTTCTCGTCCAATCTAGAAACATGTTGGTTGACTTTAGCGATACGCATACACTGACCCTAGGAATCCTTCATGATGCAGATTGATTCGTCATCGGAAAGTGGAATCTCGCCTGCAACGAGTGTCTTCCATGACGACGTGCAGTCCTCGTTGGCCGTAAGAACCTTGTCCTGTGCGCCTTCCCCAATTTCCGGAACATACATGCTGGCGGTAGGCGGCTTGTTCTTTCGCATATACTTGAACCATTTCTGCATATTATTCATAATAACCCACTATCCGAAAAATTGTACGATGAACTCCCCATAAACCCAATAAGGGAATCCCACCAACAGAATATAGCTTATTTTGTGGACAATCCAGTAATCGTGTAACTGCAAAAAGCGCCCCAGAACATATCGGCAGGGAGCCTATCATGCAGCAAGCTTCTTTCTAGCCCTGTACCGCCTGCAAGCCTCTGCCCGTTTGGACAGGTATTCGGAGTCGTCCCTATGCTTTAACTTGTACAATCTACTGTATTCTGCCCGTTTTGCCTTGTATTCGGAGTCGTCCTTATGTGCGTCCTTATATGCCTTGTTCCGTAGGGCTTTCTTTTCCTTGAAATCGGGGTCATCCTTGTGCGCGTCATAGGAACGCTTACGCTTGGCACGTACCTTTTCGGGATTGGCCTGCTCCCATGCCCTTTGTGCGGCAAGATGTTCCTCGCGGTTCTCCCAATAGGCCTTCCGGCTACGTTCCCTTGCAGCCGCACGCCTACGTTCCAACGATTCGGGAGAACGGTTAGGTCGTTTTACATGCTTCGGCTTTACGACTATTGGAGTTTCTAGAAGACGTGCCCGAAGCCTTCCCCAATCAATTCCATCTTCCATGCACCTACCTGTCCGAAAAATACAACGGTGGGATTTCAACGCAAATCTTCTTACCGCTATCGTCTTCCTTCCAATAGATATTCGCCCGCCTAAACGCCTTGCTCATTTGAGAAACAAGCACTTCAGCCTGGGCGGGTGTAATGTCGTTGAAATAGAGAGCAATAGACGTATAACCGTCTTGTTCAAAAAATTTCTTATCCTGAAGCGACAGCCCTAGACTGCGCCAAATACCTTCGGCTCTTGCAAGCAGTTTGTTAGCGTAGGAGTTCATCGTTTTGATTCGTCTGCGGACGGCTTGGGGAACTTATTGTAGTTAACGCAATCAGTAATACCTCTTGCCCTATTCATACAATAAGATTTAGAATTGCACTTATCACAAATGGAAAGTTTATTCTGTACCATAGAGTTATCCCTTATTCTTGGTGTTTGAAATTTTTGCAATATGCAGTATTTGCAGTATTGAGCACAATACGATGCACCTGGTCGGAAAATCCATGACTGTCGCAGCTTAATTCTATAGAATCATACAAGTCTACGTCTAGATTGCCTTTGCAATCTGCAAGGCAATCAAGCCATTCCAACACAAGACCTTCAAGAGAAAAATCTTCATCCGATACAGATTCAGTATTACCCTCAATCTCGTCGGCTGTGGTCTTCAATATGCCATAAAGGTCCTCAGAAAGCTTGAAGCGTTCCTGGTTCTTTTCAAGCGACTGATATATGTTTCCATTTTTGTTGCGGTGACAAGCAGCCTCCCAATCGCAGAACAATTCCACAAGCTGCATAAGGTTCATACCTTCCACACCGTTCTTGAAATGTTCGGGATGATGGTCATTGACTTCGTAATGATGCTGTAAAGCAGGCCCAAGATACTCCAAGGACTTCTTGTATTCATCGGACCCGTATTCGTGCTTCCCAAGATGCTGATGGGTGCCAACGTAATCAAAGCGTTCCTTTTCGGGTTCGTGCAACTTGGACTCGTCGTGGCGTTCTGCACGCTTCATAATGTCGTCGCAGAAATCCGCAGCATAATCAGCCAAAACAGGATTGCCCTTTTCTGCCAAATCCATAAGACGTTCGCAGAATGTCGTGGCATAGTCAACCACCATCTGTCTGTGGGCAAGCGTATCTTGTGTAGAATCAGCCATTAGACCTTACCCTCCTTCTTACTGATTTCCGCTTCAATTACCTTTGCATTCGCACGACGGAGCAAGGAAAGACGAACGGCAAGCGTATCACGGTAGTCCCGCATAGAATTGAACTGCTCACAAAGCAACCCATACTGTTCCTCACCTACCTTTTGAATAAAGGCATCACCCAAGTTCAACGCAGCATTCAAGCGTTCAACCCTGCCCGCAATTTCGTCAAATTCCACTTCAAGAGAAACGATAACTTCGGCAACACTCTTTACGGGGGTCTTCTTGATATTCTTCTTTTTAACCATTGTAGTAATCCTCCATTAAACCTTGGATGTTCCTTCTACGCCACGCTTGACACGGGCATTAGTTCTCTTGCGGAGCCACATAAGGGCTTCTTCAATCTTCGTAATGGCTATTGCATTTTCACGGCACTTGTATTCGGACTTTTGGAAATTCTCAAGACGGCATAAAACCATCCCAAGCAAATCTTCATTAGCAACGCCATTCACACCATTTTCCTTGATGGGGCCTTCCTGAAAGTCCACGATTGCAATAACACGGTTGTGACCCTTGTGTTCGCCTTCGGCGTCGGGTTGTGCAGAGATGACCTTGAAGTGGTGAGGAGCGTTGAACTTGTAATCAGCTTCATGGATAATCATCGTATAATTCTGCGTGAGCAAATCATGCTCAAGAAGTATATATTCTTCACTTGACGCAGTTGTATCCTTCGGAGCAGTCTTGACGGGAACAGCTTTAGCCTTACGTTTAGATTCTGCCTTTTTCGGAGCGACAGCCTTGACTTCTTTCTTCGTAGCAGACTTCACGTCCTTCTTCGGGGCAACCGTCTTGACTTTATGAGCGACTTTGGTTTCGGTTTTCGGAGCAACTTTTTTAGTAGCCATTTTAGTGTTTCCTTTGCTGTAATGCACAGCGGTTCGTTAAAACTTTGCGACGGGAATGCCCGCCAATTCTTGAACAGCGGCACGTATGTTCTTTTCGAAATCATGTCTATATTCGACAGGAACCTGTATAACTTTATCCTTGTATTTCACAAGGTCGTTTATGTCCGTAACAATCTTCGGGGGTTCCGTATTGGAACCGACAAACACGGAGAACGTATCACCGCAGTAAATACCCTTGAACGCATGGACTTCCCATATAGACGGGGAAACATAGTATACACCGTAGCCTTGCTTTCTACGTTCGTCAACCAGGGCATACAAAGGAGAACTTGAAGCCACGGCTACCCACATACGTAACGGAGTAGTCCCTGCACAACCAAACCTGGAAAATCCCCGTCGCCAAGTATACTCGTATAATTCGGATATATTCTTAATCCATAAGTCGCACAGAGGCTTTTCCTGCGGGAAGCAACTATCATCCACAATAGCCCCGAAAAAGGCACGTCCCAACAGATAGGAACGCTTATTCACTCCAAGAGCAAGACCCACGTGGTTGGGGAACATATCAGATTCAAGAGCGTCACCCTTATTCGGCAACAGGATAGACTTGAAATACGGGGACACGTAAATGCAGTCCAAGATACGGTCGGAAAGAAGCGTATTGCTTGCGTCCGCAGTAATGACCGCCAAATCAATCGGTGTAGTAGGCAACAAATTCCATTTCTTGTGCGGGTCCTTTACAAGTGTAAGGATGTAAAGTTCATACAGGAACCCTACCATAGCAGCAAAACTTCTGCCTGCTCCCAAAGCACCCGCAAACAGAACTTCGCTATACTCAGACAGGAAGAACGGAGAACCATCGGAAGCAGCATAGATTTTCTTGAACTGCTCCAACCAATACGGGTAAATACCATCTTCGACGATATTTCCTAGATACTGCGGGTCCTTTATGAACGTTTCAATGTCCACAGGTGTCGCCATCAAATCTTGCTGTTCGATTATATTGCTCATAAATACATTCCTTTAATTTTATGTTGACTTACATAACCGTTGTTGTACTTGACAATCATCTGATTTAGTTTCTGGCTCATATTTAAGTTTGAGCTTCCAATATTTATCCAACAAATCATCATATTTCATTTGAGCATCACATAATGCATCTAAAGTTGCGGATTCTCGGGCATTTGACCGTTCCACTTCTTTTCTCAGTTCTGCATCTGCATAAGGATATTTATTAACTATGCTGCTAACATCTCGTATCTTCAGTTTATTTTTTGGGTCTTGCAAATAAACGATATATTCTAACCCTTCAATACGTTCAAGATACTTCATTGACTGTTCTTGATAGAACTTAATACTATTCTTCAGTTCATTCATAACAATGAAGTGTTCTTGAATCTTTCTAGAATGAACATCCGTTGGTTCAACCTCAAGACCGAGTTCGTATAGAACATCTGTAATCTCTTGCGACCCTTCAGCTTCATCATATCCCCAATACCAATTAATTAAACGTTTCACTACACGCTTTACTTCTGAATCATCCGAATGCAATTCAAGTAACGGATGATTATCTAGTTTCTCGGATTTTAGTTCAGCCGAATTTCCTAATACCGTTTCTTCTTCCATATATTACCAACTTTATGACATTTATGTGTAAAACCATTTGATAATCATAATTAAGTTAGAATCTTTCCCGGCTACACCATGTAGCTATAAGCAGGCCATCTGCATCCTTGTGCTTACGGATAGCATCGGCAAACTGCGGATAAAGCCTGCAACCTATATCCTTTGACGCTTTCTTGAGTTCGACAGAACCCTTTATACCCCGGGGCAACAATTTCTTTTGCCACTGCTTCGAATCACAATAAGCGTGGGGAATACCCATGTCTTCAAGAACGCAGAGAGTCGCTTCTAACGCCCGCATAGCAGACATAGTAGTTGCAAATTGCTTTGGATTCACGCGAGGACGTTCAAGCATGACAAAAGCATCGAACGGCTTATTATCTCCCAAAATCTTCAACAACAATTCACGCAAGGCGGAACGATTGATACGGGTGATATTCTTTACGGTCTTCGTATAGGACTGCTCCTCGAATTTAGGAGTCTCTACGAAACCCGTTTCAATCCCGTCACCCATCCAAGCGATAGAACCGCTAGTACCATTGTCGATTCCAACATATATACAATGTGCCATGACTACGCCAAAGCCTCTCTCAACTTTCTGTACAATATACGCTCTGCGACAAAATCTCCCGAGCAATACTGGCCTATAATGTCCGTCTTCCCTTCACGGAACAACTGCGGAACTTCGGAACCGCACACGGAACCCTTTGGGTCGTCAATGTCCAGCATCAAGCAAGCGGAACGGAGCGACATGGATGCACCACCACCGAAACGCATAAGTTCCATAGTGTCGATATGCGGAATTTCCCATGGCTTCTTCCCACCAAAATTAAGTGCACGGGGTACGAAACCCCATTGAGCCATGAAACGCTTCGCCATGAACGGGATATCGAACCCTTTTATGTTATGACCTACGAGTATTGCGCTGTCGCTGTCAAAGATATCCATCACCGACTTGATAAGTTCCTTTTCTTCTTCAACGCTGCCTGCCGTATATACGGTAGGAGGGTCATCGGTAAGGGCATTACCTATGGCTATGGCACATACCATGCCAAACTCTGCATGCAATGCAGCCATGTCCTCAAGGTCCTGCCCTTCCTTTCCTGGATATTTTTCAGAAGCCCACTGCGGGTACCATGTGTCCATGATTCCTGGGCGGGGAGTGGTTTCGATATCGAATACAAATTTACGAGACACTATAATTACCTCTTTTTTGGATATATAGGCAGACAGCATCAATTTATGACAGGATTACCTGGAAATTTCAGAAACTTATTGGAAAGCAATTTTTCATCTTCCGAAGTCATACCGTCCTGTGACTCTATCGCAATCTCCTTTAACTGCCCGGACAAATCCCTAATGGTCTCGTCGGCAACATCGAGCTTCCTCATAAGGTCGTTAACGGCGTTACACAACTTTCGGTTTTCATCTGCAAGAATGGGCATAGCCGCAGCATTTGCCAACAATTCCGCCACGGCATGCAGGCCCATCTTGCCTTCGGTAAGAAGTCCGTACAGGTGCTTCACGTTTTCATCGAAGGAGGCATCCTCGTCCATTGAATCCCGGAGGATATCAAACGGATTTTTATAACTGTCCGCCATCGGAACTCCTGCGTATAACCTTGAAGCTGTTCCTGTTCTTCTCGTTGAACTCCTGGAAGTCCGTAAATCTCGGCTTGGCAGCACGGGGTATCCCGAGCACTTCCTTGTGCTGACGTATGGATTCCCAAGAACGATTGGGAACTATGTTTCCTGCCAGCAGGGCTGCATCTTCCGCAGCGGTCCAGAACCACTGACAAGTGTTCCGCCTAAGTTCTTTCCAAGGGATTCCATGCTTGTGAGCGTATGACGCCGCCTGCAAGTAGGTACGGCCTTCGGGAACACGACCCTGCCGTACTTCTGCAATTTCTGGCGCGACCCATCGTTTCTTTGGCACATTTCTAGACATGCTCACGTTTCCTTCGCCCACCTTGTAACATGGGCACGATTGCTCGTGGCTGTCTGTGTGTAAATATAATAAAATATCCGTGAGAATGCAAGAGATTATCAGTTACTTCAAATCTTTCTGTGGCAACACGGATTCAGCTTCGGGATTTTTCTGCCTAAACTCCGAAAGCATGTAGCTCATGGATTCGAAGCTGTCCTTGTCATGTGGATTGTGGGTTATGCCGCTGATGCAACGGCCTTCCTTAGTTACCTGCGGTATTTCTATGTTCTCGTCCTTGAACATGTCGAGCAGCTTCATATGGACACGAGTAGCATACCGCAGTTGCAAGGCAGCCCAGTGGAACGAATCGGCGATTCCTTCCCGCTCGGCTATCTTTTCCGCATTGGTAACGAAATCCTCAAGCTTCACGACAAGTGCCGTAGTATATGCCCATATGGCACGCTTCAAGTCCTTGTCAAGCCCGTGCTTCTTGCAGGCATACAGGAACAACGCAGACTGTACCCACTCCATAGACTGAGGTCCGTTCTTCTCACGTATCTGTCGGGCACGTTCCCGTGCCTCCCTGCGTGCCTTGATATAACTTGAACAGCCACGGTTGAACTCACGGGCTTCCGCATACTTCTTGGCACTCATGCGCTTGCCGCACACGTATACGTAGTCATTCCTGGGCATGATACACTATCCGTTCTGTTTTAGCGGGGCGTCCTTCCCACTGCGTGACTTGGCGTCCGAATTGTTCACGTCCACGTTGATAATCTGCGAAGCACCCGCGATACCGTCAAGCAGCGATTCGATGTACGCCACGTACGCCTTGATGTTCACGTAAGGAGCTATCATTTCATTCTTCACGATAGTGTCAAGAACGTTGAATATGTTGCTGATTACCGTAGCGGAAGCATCCGCATATTCGAGCCTGTCAAGTTCGGACGTGTTGATGGCGCAATACTGCTGTATGTTGATATTGCCCGTAACGTCATGACCGTACGAAGCGAGCACATCGGTAACAATACGTTCTATAAACTGTTGCAAGGCGGACTGTCCGGCCTTTACCTTGCGGGCATAACGGGCATAGCGTCTAAGTGCACCGCCTACTTTCTGCTCGTCACGGCCAGTGAATATAAATTCAGCAGGGATAGACTTGATATCGAGAATTAGATTACGGAGATTGCTGATTCTGTCGGGAAGACCCTCTACACTGGCGTTCTCGGCAGCACTCAAGGATGCCGCTATGGCACCGCGCTGACTCTGCTGCGGAACTACACGAAGCTTGGTAGCCTCGGCGGCATACATGCGGATAGTGTCAAGATTGTACGTGTTGATTGTATCGCCACCCGTATTATTGATGGCCTTCTCGTACCATGCAGTAAATTCCTTCAACTGCTCAAGGTCCAGTCCATCGGGAGCCGTCACGGAAACTAAGGAATTTCGCTGAAGGGATGCGTTTATGGACGCGAGGTCCAACTGCTCTAGCATTTCAAGAGCCGTCAGCTTGTCGTATATCTCGAAGCAGAACGGCCTTCCAAGACTTCCATTCTGTGCAATAGTCGCATCACGGGATTGCAACGACACGTTCATGGACGACAACGAGTAGCGGTAGCGGTCCGACTGCATGTCAAGGCACACTATTTCCTTGTTGTCCAGGATATCAATGTGGTTGGTCTGGTCAACGGACAGCTTGTAGTACATCGGTGTTGCGTTCAGACCTTCCAAAGTAATTGTAAAAATCGAACCGGGCTGGTAAGTGTCCTTCAGACCTACGATATGGTTATCCTTGTCACGGATATATTCGACAAAATATTGACCATAGAAAATGGAATCGAACAGAATCTTCGAGATATACTTGTCAAGCTGCGTAGAACGACGGAACGTGTCCACAATCTTGTTGGCAGCATTGGACTTCGGATATCGGTCGTCAATGATAATATCGAACGTCTTGTTCGTACGGGGGTCTATTGCGAGAACGTCATAGGAAAGCGTCTCAATCATAGCTATCACTAGATAGTTGGCCTTCAGAGGTTCGTACTTGTTGACATCCTCCCTGTACCGTATGAACTGCTCGTAAATCTGCGTGAGCAGGTTAAGCTCGGAAGCCCCGTTGGAAGAAATCTGCTGTATTACCTGCCTGTCATGTTCGTTAGACGCTATTAGTTCTTCTACAGAAGTCATGCGACGCCCGATTTGACGCAGCATCGTATAATCTGCAAAATAGTTCAAAAACCGCTGTGATAATGGTCCAAATATATTCAAGAGTCAATCTCCTGTGGCAGTACAATGTAAATATAACAAATTACAGGGTAATTGTCGATAGCGTTGATACAGCAAAAAGGGACCATGCAAATAGCCCCCTTATATGAGAATATACGCACGAATTACATTCGCCTGCCAGTAGCTTTCTTCACATCCTTGATAACGTTGTCCAACGATTCGAGGATGTAATCCATGCTGCTGATAGTATCGTGGTTGATGTCACTTTCCGACGGAAGGAAATCTTCGATGACACGTTTCAGCATGTCGCAGCGGCCAAGGGCATCCTTACGGCGACGGCTAAACGCGGAAGCGGCAGAAGCGTCTTCGTTCTTGGAATTTACTTTTATCTTCAAAGGCATATCGTGTCTCATTGGTGTTTAATGTTAAAAATCTAGGTGGCAGCCATAAGGGAGCAGAGGCCCGTGATGACTGGCTGGAGGAACTTACGCCATTCTTTGTGTTCGGAAGGGGTGGGCATGCGGAGCACCTCCTTAATAATTAAATTCCCGGTTAGTTCCTGCCCCAACGCGGGTCAAATAAAGTTTTCGGTTTACTTTATCGATTTGAACAATGTCAAAGGCCTGCTCGGTAATTGTGCCATAAGTTCGAGTTAACTGACTACTACTATGCTCAACATATCCATCACAAGTTGTTGCAATGATATTTGTTCCTGCACTAGTAGTGATAGAACCATCAACGTGACGATGACCTGATAGAACACCAATAACATTTTCGTTTGTTTGCATTAAATCAAGTTTGTCTACAATAGACTGGAATGTTGAGTCAATAGTTAAACTCTCCGCTACCAGTCCAACATGAGAAATGACTAAAACTTGGTATCCTACAGGCAAAGCATCCAGTGCAGAAATAACATCGTTTTGCACCGCCACGGGAATGGCGGAAGTGTAAGATGCGCCAACAAAAATGTAACGAATTTTAGCCGTTTTGTTGTCAACATAGTAAGCATAATCGTCAATTACATTTATAATGTTTTCGTTTTCCCCGTACACCATCACAAAGGCTTCCGATGCCGAAAGTGTTTCCGGCAACTGCGCCTGGGTTGCCCCTGGGTTGTTAAATTCGTGATTACCAATAACGGGTCGCCAAGCGAATGACTTGAAGTTGGACAACGTATCGCGGAATTTATCGTATTCTGCCTTGGCTTCTGCCTTTGTGTCATACTTTGTAATCGCATCGCCTCCGAAGAAGACATTACGAAGTGAAGTATTGCCAGCCAACCATTCAAGGAGTTGAGGGCTTTTCTTCCAGTTTGTTGCCCAATGCACATCGGTGATGAAGGCGAACAAGTCACCATTTGCACCGCTACAATCCGAATCGTGCGAACTAATTTCATCCACAATATCCTGGATATAATCATCTTCGTAATAGTAGTCAGGTAAGTGTCCAATAGAAGGTGCTACTGCAAAAACGGAAATAGTCATATCACTTTCAGTTAAAGGGTCAGTACCTTTAGGCGCCGCCTGGACTTTAACATAAGCATCATCCGTCAGTTGAATGCAAGGCAGATATTGTAATACTGAAATTTCCTTCATATACCCTTTATCTTTGGTACTATACAACATAGCCCCAAAGGGGTTCGTGAGAGAACTATAAAAAATAACAGAGCCTTTTCCGAGCAAAACAAACCTGTCGGAGCGCATCCTTTTTTCATTTTCATAAGGTTCACCCGAGTTTGCTGCAAGTGTACCACGTTCATAGTTGCATGGGAATGATGTAAACTGCAATGCAGTATCAAGTGCCTTAATTTTTATGCGTTTTTCAACATCGGCAAGGTTTGAAGAAATATCAGTTGCGGAAGTATTCACATACACTGCTGCAATGCAATCGTATGGAATTGTCAGCGGTTCCTTGTTGGTGTTCAAATTACCTATAGCTTCAATATAGGCACCCGTTCGTTCGTTATACAGATAAACTGACAGTGCAGTAATAGAATAATCAGTGCCAAATGTAGATAAGTCTATTGTAACCTTTGAACCTTTACCAAGATGCAACCAACCGAATAATGCGCGAGATTTGTTAAGCGAGTGGTTTAAGCCACCAGTTGCGGCGGTAAGGTATCCGTATTCGCCCTGCTTTACACCGAGTTCAAACGGGGTTTTATACGGCTTAATTACCGTCCCGGAAACATCGTGCTTGACAAGGTTGAACGAGGCCGCAGCGGGCAAAATATCACCGCCAGCGGCATTTAGCCCGATAACCTTCACATAGTAATCGTTATCAAGTTGATAAGACGGCAACCGCCTAAACCCACTAGCCGGAACGCTTTGCAAGTATTCCCTAGTGTCAACGCTATAAAGGATGATTTTATACTCCTGGGAAAGGTTGTAGTTTTGGATGACGGAGCCTTTGCCCATAAGCACGAAATCGGTAGACCTAATCCTTGTAGTGCTGGAACTTGGCGCCCCGTTACTTAAAGTCCCCTGCTCAAATTCACAAGGATACTGGCTGGCGGGCATTTTGGTAGGCGGCACCAATGCAATTTTAATGCGCTTTTCAATGTCGGCAAGGTAGCCGGAAACATTTTCTGCGGTTGTGTTTACTTGAATAATAACAACGCAGTCCCTATCGGAAACCACTGGCAGCAAGTTTGTATTTACATTACCAATAGTAGTGATATAGTCACCTGTCGTTTCATCGTATTCTGCAATTTCCAGCCCTTTAATATCCGGGTTTCCATTGCTCCCAATTTGTTCAATGGAAATTTCCGTACCTTTGCCAACCCTAATAAAGCCAAAAATCGCCCTGGATTGGTTGATGCTATTTGAAACGGATGCAGTTGCGGCGGTAAGGTATCCGTATTCGCCCTGCTTTACACCGAGTTCAAACGGGGTAAACAAAACCTTTGAAAGAATGCTGGCCTTTAAGTTTTGCATACTTGTGGCTTGCTTAATGGAAACAGTTGCATCGCCATAAGTTGTATAACTAAACCTAACCCTAGAAACTCCAGCGGGCACAACATAAGAAACGCTTTTACTTTTAAGGCTGGAGGCTTCATTAACAAGCACAACCCTTGAAATTATGGATTGGGTGTCCCCATAAATACCAACCACAATCAAAACCGGGTGAGGCGTAGCGTATTCAAGGGAAATGTTAAAAATCTCCCCTTCGTTTGTTTCAATAAATTCCGTTACTACCTGCTGGCGCGTTTCGTCTGCCGTTTCAATTACACCCGAAGCATCAAGCCAACCGGAAAAAACGTTATAATTAACATTTTCAATAATGCCAGTTTCGGAATTGAAATTTTCCACAAATTTTGATAGCGGAACCTGCTCAAACTTGCTGGGGTCCCAAGCCCCGCTATGTGCCGCCGTGCAACTATACAGGACGCCTTCGTGCCAATACAAGTGGTTTACTTCGCAGGCCACGCTCGCATCGAACTCCGGCGCGAAATTGTCCAATATCTTGACCAAAATATCTGCTGCAAGCTTCTTGGTGCCTGTGGTCGCAGAATCGACCGCAAAAAACGTCGTAGCCACCCAATCCGCACGAGATGCTTGGGTAGTCAGTTGATTAAATCTTTTAATTGCATCGGCCATAAAAACCTCCATTCCTTTATGAATATAATAAATTTAAATTGCTATACAAGTCTAGATAACGTCGTCGTATACCAATATTTTCATACCCCTAGATTCCACATAACCCAACGGTGTATCTTCATTATCTACCAAAGTATCATTTTCATTATAAATAAACCGACCATTGCTAGAAACCATCCCTAATATTTTAAGTTCGGAAGCGTCCAAAAAACCAAGCTTTTCACCGTCGGATGTGCCAAAAACCACATCCTCGTCATCGACGAGCAGCCCTACGGCGTTAGAACCAAATGCTAAAATCTTACGCATGGCGAGTACCTAGCTAGCGTCTTGTACTTGCGGTGGCCATTCAGAAGTATCCGACGGCATCATGAGAGAAAAAGTATTAAGCATAGAGATAGCATTTGACGTATTACCAAATGACGAGTCTTTCCATTTAACTCTTATCACAATCCTATCGATATCAACTATGTACCTACTCCCCTGCAACATACAATTCCATACAGGTTTATCACTATCACTCAATATATCGCTTATCAAAAGACCCCTGTCATCATAGTCGGAACTGCCAGTATTGCCTATATTGCGTATCAATATTTTAGTAGGTTCAGATTCATTCCCAGCATATACTTCATAAGTGGCCGCTGTCATCCCCGCGTCCACACCGCCACTCATAAGAGCTATCTGAAATACAGATATTACAAGATTTGCGGCGCTTGAATAGAAACTTACAGGTAAAATTTTAACAAAATCCTTGTACCCGTTTGAAACATCGCTGCTGGTAAGAGCCTGTGAAACACCGGAACCTACAGTACCGAACAAATTTGTACTTACAGGGGGTATAACCGAAAACTTAGCCCACCCGTTCACGTTATCGATAGAGATACCGTCACCCGCAATAACAGGCAACACGTCTTCGAGATTGATTTTCTCCAAGTTTATAAGGCCGTCCGGGATATCGTCGGACTCAAGCACACCCCCGCCAACGACACGACCGTATTCATCGACAGTCACTCGGGCATACCCGCCAGGCACCACTACATTATGCAACTTAATGTGGTAAACTTTCTGATTGTTGACAATCTCCGAGGCAATGTCCACGGTATCATTAGGGCTGTCCATGCTGACATCCGCAACCATCCACCCGATTTCGCCATTTTCACCTACTACGCCAAGAACCTTACCTTTAGAACCGCTTGCAGGAATAGGCGCCAAGGCACCGATACCGTCGCTGTTACCTACCTTGACAACCAAATCCGTAGTGTCGATACCTTTGAAAATCTGCAATGCGCCCTGTATGACATCCCCCTGCACGGGATGCAAGGTCGTACGCTCCGTAAGGTTTATCCTTCGGTCGCTGTCTATCTTTATGCCTGTTCCGTCAAAATAATGGATTCCGATAGGTACCAGGTTTTCGCCACCAACAGGGTCGGGGGTCCTGTAATATACAAGACCGTCAGTAGAGCATATACCGATTTCCCTTTCGCTAAGGCTAGCTACCAAGTCAGAATACGTGCCGTAACGGAATAACTGTTTAGCCGGAATATTTGCCATACATAAAATCCTTCATTTCCCCCATAAATATAAATAATTTATGGAAGTAACGGAAACGACTGCAACCATAAGCGGTATCAGTCCAAACACGATAACTATAGCATGCTATCACAAATATTTACAGCATCGGGGTCATCTACAGCCATAGGGTCGAACACGGCATCCCCTATAGCGTTACCGTCCCTGGGGTCCCTCATGGCCATGGCATCCAACGCCATTATGTCAATATCCTGCGCCTGCACATGAACCTTGTCCGCAGGTACAGTATCACCACGGGTAAGGCCAGAACCGTCTATCGGTAGATAGACCAATCCGCTGACCCTGTTAACCCTGTCTCTTTTTAGTACCATGCACTAAATATAAATAAAATCCGGGGCAATCGCTCGATACGGATGCAAGAGGGGCACCCAAGCCACACCCCGATTAGTCTGCCAAAGACAAGAGCCTTCCAACGTCCTTGTCGGTATGGCCATCAAAGTGCTTCGCACGTTCGAGGACCTTACACTTGAACAGGTCCCAATCCTTGTCTTCATAATGGTATGAATAGGGTCCGTCCGGCGTGTCTATGCAGACCACGAACCACCCGCCACCGAAACACGGCTCCCCGTCCTCGTGCCTATGGCTCTTCCAAGCAAGGTCTGGAAACAGGTTCACAAGCGTGGCAAACAAGATACAACGCTGACGATAGAGGCTATTGAATGTGTGGAAGCCGTCGGAGAGTTCCCCGATTTCCACACCGCAGTAGTCCGCTGCTTCCTGCATTACCGCTTTCATTTCTTCTTCCGAAACTGCCATAACTCTACTCCTTAATTCTATTTCCGAGGTAGGCACCAATTTCAACGCTCAAGTCCATACAGGGGATAAACTCCCACCCGTCACGCTTCAAATGGACCAAGGCGAGTTCTTCAACCCGCAAGTTTGTCATACGCTCAATGAGCAGCTTGTATGTGCTCAACTGTGCAGAATAGTGTATGAAGTTGCAGTCGGGCAAGCCTTCCAACGGACCCACGAGCCTGTTCCCGTACGGGTTGTCCTTCTTGATTTCCTTGTTGGTCTTCCAATCCAAAATAGCAATGCAGTCATCGGCACGGTCCCAACACAGGAAGTCAATGGTACCGCACAACGCCCACTCGGGCTTGTAAACGATAAACTCGTTTCGGATAGGTACGAACCGCCTGCACAGACGGTTGTAGGCCTCCTTCCCGTTCTTTCTGACCAATTCATAATCGCCGACGGGTACTTCGGGTTGGTAATGCTTGCGCTTCCACAAGTTCTCCATGTACGAATGGACCTGCGTCCCCATCTTGGCTGCGGTATCCTTGTTCAAGTCCCATTCGGCCTTAACGTCCTCGTAAGTACGGCCATTCTTCCTTGCATACTTTTCGGTAATTTCACGCCATTTTTCTTCTTCGCAGAACTTGAACTTGTTGTCGGCAAACTTTTCACGGACCGTCTCAACGTCGATATTGTTCCTGTCGGCATAAATCTGCGTATATCTTTCCCATTCAAGGATTTCGCCGCATTCCTGCACGAAGGTCGTCACGGACGTATACTTCGTACCCAACGAGTCCGTATAGACGTGGGGTCCCTCGTCAAAATAGATGTCCCTAAATTTCCACAACTCTATGTCTAAATCGCAAACCATGCATAAACTCCGTTAATGAACCATTCCTTCTCGCTTAGAAATCAAGTATTTATCTACCGCATCATACAGTTCTTCACGAGATGGGTTCTTGTCGGGAACAGAAATCCAAGGGATAAGAAAATCATAATAAAACGAATCCATCGCATCAAAATAGACATCCCTGTTCCTTTGAATATCCATATCATAATCAAACGGATGCGGGATTTCCTCGCTATCATAAACTCTGTTTAACACGGCAGAAGCGTTTAACCTGTCTTCGCTAAAATGCTCCCCGTGATTGTCCACGACCAAAGATTCTTCAGTTGCCCCAAACTTATCCCCACTTTTCAATGAAGGCACTTTCAAGGGCTTTACAAATCCGAATAACTCTTTCTTCCAGTGATTTTCAGTTTGAGGCATGTCATATAATAAAAAATAGGAACAATGACAGAAAATATCCTCGTCCAAAAAACCAACCTTTAGAGAATATTTTGGAAGTTTCTCTGCCTGTTCGTTCAATGTAATCTTCAACATAAAACATCCATTGTTAAGAGCTACAGCATAAATATAACAAAATACCTGCAAGAGGTCAATAGTTGGCTACGGTTTTTTCATCTTGAAAAAGTGTTCCATCACGTATTCCTGCCGTTGGTGCATGGTCATCTGTGTAGGCTTCGACTTCTGCATCTGCATGAGCGACGAGGCACCCAATGTCATCGAACCACCGATAGCCTCGTAGGAACTCGAAGCGACGGCATCCGCGATATCCTTTCCTCCCGCAACCTGCTTACCGTCCACCACAATCGTGGCAGGATGGTCAATCTTCTTAGGCAGGTTCTGCAAGTTGATTAGCTCCGTCCTCAATATAGGCGACTTAGCCATCTTAATCAGACTCAACAATATGTTGCTGCTCAACTTCAAGTACGGGTCCTTGGTCTTATCCACGGATGCGTACTTGACATTGAACCCCAGCTTGGCCAACAACTGCATCATGTCCGCACTCTGGTAGCCATCGCATGTAACCAAAGCTATGTTCACGCCTTGGCTGCGCAAATAGGTCAAGAACACACGTACCTTCCAAAACGGTACCTCGCTACCGGGGAGCGCCTTGATACCGAACACAAGTGGGGTTTCAACGGCAGGGCTAATCTTGCTAACCTCCATGCCGCTGACGGCGGAAGTGGTCTTGACGGTAATCTGCTCCGTCACCCTGCTCATTGCGAACCCGAATCGGTCGGAACGCAAGCCACCGTCAAGATGGACGTAATACTTGCCCTTGGGCAGGTTTCCCTTGTAGAAGTCGGCAATCTGGTCGTTGTCGTTCAAGGTCAAATGCAGTTCGTCCGTAGTCATGCAGTTCTCAAGGCACATGGACTTGTCCAACGCTTCAACGTTGTATATCAAGTTCACGCCATTTCGGGTAGCCACGCCAGCCAAGTCCTGCAATGCACCAGGAAGGTTGTTCTCGAAGTCCTTTCGGTATTCAACGGGAACCTGTATGACACGACCCTGGTAGTCGTCAAGCTCGGCATCGCTAGTTATGACCTTCGGCTGCTCGATATCGGACCCGATGAATACGGGGAACGTGGCCCCGCTATAGATTCCCTTGTGTGCCTGTACTTCCCAAATGGCGGGTTCAAAAATTGCCACCTTCGGGTTGTCACGTTCTGCGTCAATGTGGCTTTCGAGGAACGACGTGGATTCGTTACGGGACGAGACGACCCACATACGGCAGGGGACTTCGCCACCCTTGGTCATGAAACGGGAGAACATACGACGACGGATGCTGTTATAGTTCTGCACCGCCTGGTCCGCAACTGCGTTTTGGAAGTTGGCTTCGTCAATGATTGCCCCGATAACTGCCTTACCCAAAGAGTGACGCATACGGGAACCGTAGGCGATGCCGACGTGATGCGGGAACATTTCTTCGTCAATCCTGTCGCCCTTTCCAGGAAGCAGCTTGGAACGGAAATAGGGGGAACAGCCAATCACGTCTATAAGCTGGTCCGCCATGACCGCACCCGCCAAATCCATAGTAGCCGTAATGAGCGTAATCACGATAGGTGTAGTCGGAATCAACTTGAATTTCTTGTGCGGGTCCTTGAGCAGCGTGACCCTGTACAGGTCATACAGCACGCCTATAATTGATACTGTAGTATTGTGCGTAAAAGTAAAACCGTCAACAGCAAACAAATGGTCTGGGCTATCTACAGAAAAACAGACACATTCCTGTTCACCTGCGTCCTCCCAGGACATAATCTTCTTGTAAGGCTCGTTCTGCGGTACGGTATGTTTTGAGGCATGCTTATCTGAACTAAATGGCAGAAGTCTCTCGGGCATTGTAAAGTATAATCGGTACACATGCTGGCACTGTACCCTTATACCATCCTTTGTATAGGCGCCTTCCTTTTCCGCAACTGTAACATTGCCACACAGACTACGTATCAAGAAACACAGGTCGTCACACAACTTCTTACTTACAGTGCTGATTTCATAAGCACCCCGTACAGTATTGCCGTCACCATCGAATATCCCACGAAGAAGTTCAAGTCTATCCTCTACGGAAGCATATAGGTAATTCTCAGGTATATGCTTCGACTCGGAACGAACACATAAGTCCATGTCTTTCAAGTCTTTATGAAACTTAATAGAGTGCCGAATGTAGTACATATACCTGCAACGATACACAAGAGAACAGCCTATTTTCTGTAATCCACGTTCGACCCGTTCCAAAATATCCTTTTCGGCAATAGTTATGGATGTATTTTCTCCAGACAGGCTACCATCGGCAATAAGTTGTCCCAACACATATGGGGGTATAGGTAATTCATAAGACCTACCGAAATCAACAGGGTTTTCCAATACAGGAATATAGAGCTTTCCTTTCCGGCCACCGTTAATACGTCTACCCTTAAACCTGCCAACAATATCGGCAGTAGTCACATCAACCCATTTATGCTTAGGGCTACGTCTACCATACTTGGCCACGGTCCATATATGGTCATCGCTAGTTACTGTGGACGTTCTATCATTGAACGTAAACTTCCACATATGCTTGACACCCTGTGGGAATATGCCTAAGACAGTATGGAACTTGCCATCCGTCCCAAGAACCTTGTCGCCAAGACGAATATCCTTAGCCTGCACATAACCTTTTTCAGTTACGAGGTTAGTGCACAAGTGTATAGCTTTACCTGCTCCTATACACCCGGTTATCGCACATTCTATATATGGAGAATACAAGGGGTTAGGGTAAATCTGTTTCAATTTTTCTACCCAGTAGGGATAGACTCGGCCTTCACCGTAAATTGACCCGATGTAGTGCGGGTCGTTGATGAACGTCTCGATATCCACGGGTACGGATTCGTATCCTTCGGCTATGGCGGCAGCCTTGTAGAGGTCCGCCGTGCTCAATCCCGCAAGTCCGTTTTCAGCCATGTACACAAGTCCTTTCACGCCCGTAGCGAGGGCGAGGATGCGTGGCTGTCTTGTGCCAAATATAACAAATAATCAGTTATATCGCAAGGTGATGTATAGGCTAAAATCTAGCATTTAGGGTATTGTTCATACGAATTTTCGTGACTGCTTTAACTCCCGCATACGCTCCACTCGTAGCTATCCCCTTACAACATACATTCTACACAATCTACTCACAAACCACCCCACTCGTTCCCTACTCCGAAGCATTCGTGTCGTTCGTGGGTGCTGGCGCACCCACTCGCTCGTACTCACGCTTCCCGAGCCATGAACTCACCGACCTTAAAGAACTGTAATTCAACCCTTCTTGACAATCACTCCCGTAAGGGAGTGATTAGGCACGATAATGTGAGCGAAGCGAACATTTCGTGCCCAAACCTTTTATCATGGTTTATTCGTGTGACATTTTTATCATCGTATGCATCACTCTAGTGTTACCCTTTACTTTTATGCCCCAGTATCCTATATACTTATTGCAAATTAAAAGGTAACGCTACATACCCTAAAAATAAAATCCACAGTATTTTAACTGTGGATAATATCTTAAATGAATAGTTCTTTGAATTTACACTTAAATTTACGTTCTGCGCCTGTCAGTGCTATTTTATTGTGCATCTTCCATTTGATTTCAGCAACCCTGTCTGTTTTAGAAAGGTTCTTATTTTTAAGAGCCTTTCTATCCCGTAACCGATTTTCCAGGTTATTTTTTTCGGTCGACTTCAAATTAGGGAATCTAGACAGGACTTTTTTAATAATATCATCTTGTTCCGCACGGGTTCGTTTATCTTCTACCCCATAAGCTATAAGCATATCCCAGGCTTTTTTGCGGGTAGCCCGGTCTGTAGCACCTTTTGGTTTGAAATCGGAAAGCTTCGCTATATCCTCCACAGACTTGTCGCAATGTTCGTCTATTAGCGACAAGGCTATATACGATATTATTTCTGCAAGGTTTTCGTGTAATTCTTTAGGACAGGTGGTATTATCCCTAATGTAATAGAACAATGAGTCTTTTATGGCAGTCTCTCGGACGGGTATATCGGCTATTTTTTTAATAAGTATTGTATTTTTTACAGCGGACCATATGATAGCCCATTCATTAACGCGACGGAACTCCAATCGTCGGGTGCCGTGTATACTGCCGTATGGGCATAATTTTTCGTGTAAGTGCCCATTTCTATCCACCCATACATTTGTAGGTAGCCATATCATGCCTGTCTTCGGTGGCGTTTCAATACCATTGGTAAGCCGTACCCAATCCTTG